ATGGCAACATTCAAGGCTGAGGTGTATGGACACCAGAAAAAACAGGATGGCACGTACAATATCAAGATCAGAGTTACTCAACATAAGAAGAAGCGCTATCTTGCCACAACGTGGTACGTAACAAAAGAGGATCTTACAAGATCTCTAAAATTGAAAAACCAAATCTATATAGATTTGTGTGATCAACTAATCAAGCAATATAGAATAAGGTGTGATCATGCAGGCGAACGCCTGAAAAGCATGAGCGTAGATGAGGTGGTGGATCTGATTACCAGCAAGGATGCGGAGCGCTGGGATTTGGATATAGCCGCCTACATGGAAAAGCACATAGCAAAGCTGTTTGCAACTGGGCACGATGGTAACGCAAAGACTTACCAGTGTGCGCTACGTTCACTACGTAAATTTGCCGAGAGGGATAGCATCTCTGTTTTTGAGATCACTGTCGGATTTCTCAAAAAATGGAGTGCATGGATCGCAGATCTGGAAAATGTTACTGTGGGGTATGCACCACGTAACTATATCAGTAGGCTCAGAGCTGTACACAACCTGGCTAAAAAGGAGTTCAATGACGAGGATGCAGGGATCATCAGAATACCTAATAGTCCTTTCTCTCACTTTGATATGCCGCAGGCTCCTCCTGTACGGAAGAGGGCACTGAGTATTGAACAGATACAGGCAATATCACGTGTGCCTTACACAAAGATTTTGCAACCTGGATGCAACAGATTCAATCTGGCACGTGATCTGTTCATGCTGAGCTTTTGCCTGATAGGTATGAATGCTGTTGATCTCTACTATGCGGATGATCTAAGTTGTGATAGAATTACCTACAGGAGGCGAAAGACGACAAATAGACGGTCAGATAAAGCTGAGATCTCTATCAAGATAGAGCCAGAGATACAGCCTCTGGTAGATAAGTATAGAGATCCTACAGGAAATCGTGTATTTATTTTCTACAAGCTCTACAGCTCTATGGACACTTTCACTGCAGCAATAAACAAGGGGCTAAAGAAGATCGGCAAGCTCCTGGAGATAGATGATCTGGAGTTTTATGCTGCCAGACACTCCTGGGCAACAATCGCAGTAAATGATGCCTGTGTGGATAAATATACAGTTCATCAAAGCCTAAACCACGTTGATGATAACATGAGGGTTACGGATATTTATCTAAAAAAAAGCTGGGATCCTATAGACAGAGCTAACAGAAAAGTTTTGGATTTAATCAATCTTGACCTAAGCCAGACAGACGAGCCTAAGTATATAAAACAGCCAATTTTGCTTAAGCAAAAAATATAGTTTGCTTAAGCAAAAATTATAAACCACTGAAAACAAAGTATTTACAAACCGCGTTTTGCTTAAGCAAAAGTTTTAATTTGCCTAAGCAAAATTTTTGAGGTACTTTTTGTTGTTTTTATGTATTCATAAAACACTGCTACACAGACACTTGCATTATTTGCTTAAGCAAATTTGCTGTTTTGCTTGAACTTTTGCTTAAGCAAAATGAGTAGCAAAATTTATAAAACGCTGTATTTTAGTTTGTTACATAGCTCCTGCGAGGTCGCTGTTTTGCTTAAGCAAAAATGCGCGTTTGCTTAAGCAAAATTTGTAATGTACTGAATATCAACTGCTGTCTACCTCATTTTTGCTTAAGCAAAATTTTTAGATATAGTTATGACCTGCTATATATACATGATAATATATACATGATAATATATACATGATAGATAGGGGGGTGTGGGGGGGGAAAGAAAGAACGCGCAAGATTTGCTACACATTACATTATCACTAATCATTAGCAAACATTTTTCCAGTTCCCGTTAGCAGCCATCGCGCGCTCACTCCAAAATCTTTCACAAGAGGCTGTATCCAGGATACCTGGAACCATCCTCTGTCAAGATCCTTTCTGTTCGAGATAAGATTCCTCCTGTCAATATCGTACAGCCTACAGTAGGTATTAACGCCTCTGATGCGTTTCTGCGCAACAAGAGTATCAAGGGAACAGTAGAAGCGCTCCATTATCTGTTTTGATACGTTAGTATTCATTTTTCGATTCCACGCGAAGTATTTCTTTCTGTGATTTATCAAAAATGTACGTTACCTCTTCAAGATTCATTGCTCCGAATGAGTTCTTTGCACGATATTTGTGGTGAACCTCCCATCCAAGTGTTTCATAAGGGGATGTTCCTTGACTTTTGAAATATGCTTTTGCTTCTTCAAGTTTAGAACCGAGACTATCATATGGAAATTCTCCAGCTTTAGCCCTCTTTAGAAATTCTGTTAGTGCCATAGTCATTGGGGTAATTTTCTTTGGTTCCCCAAGCTCTACATTTTGGTAGCTGTCTGGATCTTTAAGATGTTCTTGCAAATATCTATCTATCGCAACTTCGTACTGCTCCTTTCTAATACAACTTGCAAATACAATGACCAAAAGAATAAATAATATCTTTTTCATATACACCCCTCCAAATATTCCAGATCAGATTTTAGCGTAATCAAATCCTTGTCTGTATTGTTCAATACGTGAGTCGTAGTAATAGCCATAGATAGCTGCCTACGAGCTTCATATATTCTTTCTTTTATATTCATCTCTGGATCTCCCTTGATAGCCTCTCTGTAGAGGTCAATCACTAATCTGTAATAGCTTTCTGTAGATTTCATATTGATTCATTTTACGCTCATACATAACATTACTCGGTATACGCCGAACAAATCCTCCAAAGCCACCTCAAAAGGCGCATACATAGGATCTGGATTCAAAGAGAGGCAGCGTACATAGCCATCACGCTTTGATGGAACCAAGATTTTTACCACAACTCCATTGCACGTGTCCAGCACATAAGCCTTTCCCCAATCTATGAAAGCACGCTCATTGATCTTTTTGATGAGGATTTGAGATCCATTAGGGTACTCAGGAGCCATACTATCTCCAGCAATAGTGATCGCGTAGTCTGCTCCAGCTATAGGGCTGATCACTTTCTCGCAGTCGCTGTCTTTGACAGACACAACGAAATCATCGAGTGATCCACCCTGAGCAGAGATCGGCAATAGGTACACCCAGTTTACAGCCTGGATCTCATCCTCCTCTGATTCGCTTTCAGAGATCATTACAGGCACTTCCAGAGTTTTCTCACTATCTCCTGGATCTGTTACTAACATAGAGCCTACACCAACTTTTAGCCAGTTCATATTTAGCTCAGGGAAAGCATTTTTGATCCTATCCTGGCTCCTTACAGTGATACTATCACCTATCTTATTCACAAAACCTCTGGAAAGAGAACAGGCGTTTTCAAATGCCAGCTGTCCGATTCCTTTGTGCTGGAGGAATTTAACCAGTCTTTCTTTAATTTCGCTCATACAGATAAATTTTCAGTAGTTTTTATTTGTCGCAAAATGTTGATAATCAAAACATATGACGTTATTTTGGCGCGAATTGCTGGATTTTTTCTGAAAAATACTCCGTATAATATTTGGTGGTCTGAAAAGGTTTCCGTAATTTTGCACCATTACAAAACAAATCGCGTCGCAAATATAGCAAATATGTTTGGTAGACACACAAAAAGAGAAATAAAATGGAACACGTGAAGAAATCAATATTTCGACAGATCTACGATTCGTTGCCTGTTGATAGACCTATAGCGCCAAAAACTGCTTGGGTAAACGAGATAGCCGAATTGGTAAAGGTTCACCCCACAACGGTTAGATGTTGGCTTGCTGGCACTCAGAAGCCAGACGCGTTGCGAATTGGAATTATCGCAAAGCATCTTGCGGTTAACGAAAACGACTTGTTTAACTAAAAGTGCAACACCGATATGAAAAAAGAAACTTTCGTAAACCTAATGATTTGCGCTTGTTGCGCTATTCTGTCTCTTGTAGTCGTTGTTTACGCAATCTATATTAGATCGTTGTGGAATCTGATCCCAGCTGTTATGTCTGGAATATTCAGTTACATAGCCTACGTAGACGATGCTTATGGAGTTGTTAGTGTAAAATCTTACATCAAAAGCATTTTGTCTAAAAACAACTAAAGTTATGACTATCACCCTGGAGCTATTTGAGCTTAAAAACCTCTGTATGGAGATGGCAGAGCTTGGAGCAGCAAAATACGCTGCTACACAGGCTCCAGCTGGTGATCTTATTAAGCAAAGAGCAGCTTATAGAGAATTTGGCGAAGCACGTGTAAAGAGTTGGGTAAATCGCAACCTTGTATCTCCTGTTAGAGTGGGATGTGCGAAGAATAGCCCTCTGAAATACTCCAGGGCTGACCTGATAGCCTGTAGCAATGCTGAAAAGCTTAATTGTATAATCAACAAATAATAGTTTCTATGAAACAGATCAAACTACAAAAGATTTCCCTGGTGAATTTCAAGGGTATCAAGTCGCTGGATCTGGGTTTCTCCGATGGGGATACCCTGGTATGTGGAGACAACGGTACTGGCAAAACTACAATTTTCGATGCTTTCCTATGGTGCTTGTTCGGCAAGGATAGCACAAACCGATCAGATTCTAATTTCAATCTGAAAACTCTGGATGAGAATGGTATGCCTATTCTCAAACTGGAGCACTCTGTTACCTGTCTGCTTTCGGTGGATGGCGTGGAAATCAAGCTACAGCGTGGATATAAGGAGGTCTGGACAAAGCCGCGTGGCACTACTGAGGAAACTCTAACTAACCACAAGACTGAGTTCTATGTGAATGATGTAAAGCTTGGTACTAAAAAAGAGTATGAGAGCACGATCGCTGAGATCATTGATGAGGATGTTTTCCGAATGATCACAAATCCTTTCGCTTTCACCTCTCTGTCTGCTGATCGCCAGAAAGAGATGCTCCTGGATATGGCTGGTACTGTTACGAATGGGGAACTGGCTGCAATGAATCCAGAGTTTGTTGCTCTCCTGGCTGAGATAGCTGGTAAGCCTCTGGCTACTTTCCTTAAGGAGCTTTCGGCAAAGAAAAAGGCTTGCAAGGATGTGCTGGAAGTAATTCCATCTCAGATCCAGACAGCTCAGAATCTTATGCCAGAGGCAGAGGATTGGAAAGCTCTCCAAGAGGAAATAGATGCTAAGCTCAAGGAAATGCACCAGGTAGATGAACAGATCGCTGATAAGTCAAAGATCAACGAACAAGAGTACCAGCGTAAGGCCGAGATACAGAAAGCCATCGGAAACAAGCGTCTGGCCCTTGCAAGCGCTCAAAACGCTATCAGATCAGATGCTACAGCTGGCAGACAGCAAGCTCTCTCTGATATTAAAGATCTGGAGTATAAGATCCAGGGCAGAAAACAGGATCTGGCTTTCAAACAGCGCACAATGGCTGATCTCCAGACAGAGTACGCTAAGATCGATGATACTCTATATAATCTCAGAGCTGAGTATCGTGCTATCAGTGCACGCGAGATCTCTTTCTCACAGGATCAGTTTATTTGCCCTACCTGTAAACGGCAACTGGAGATTGATGATATTGAGGCTAAACAGGCGGAGCTTACAGCGAATTTCAACAGACAGAAAGCAAAGGATCTCACAGCAAACCAGGAGCGAGGCAGATCTACTAAAGCTCAGTATGATGGCGCGGTAGCAAAGATTGACGTGTGCAAAGACGAGCTGAACCAGATCCAGGATGGTATCAACGCCGATGAGGCAAAGCTTGCTGAGCTTAAGGCTGCTATCCCAGAGGCTGTGAACGTAGAAGCTCTGATCGCTGCTGATGCTAACTGCATCTCACTCCAGAACGAGATTACAGATCTTGAGAATCAGCTTAAGGTAGATGCTAAGCCTGTAGATGTATCTGAGCTTAGATCCAGCAAGGATTCTCTGAACGATGCACTCCAGGCACTCTACAAGCGTGCTGCTAAGCGCGATCAGATCAAGCGTGCTGAGGATGAGATCAAGGCTCTGGAGGAAAAGCAGATGAGCAATAATCAGGTACTGGCAGATCTGGAAAACTTGGAGTTCCAGGCTACTGCTTTTCAGAAAGCTAAGGATGAGGAGCTGCTTAAGCGTATCAATGGGCTTTTCCAGTTCGTATCATTCAGCTTTGTTTCAGCACAGCTTAACGGTGGAGAAAAGCTTACCTGTGTGTGTACTGTGAATGGTACTCCTTACCCAGATGTAAACAACGCTGGCAAGATCAATGCTGGACTTGATATCATCAATGCGATCTGTAACGCTAAGGGCGTGTGTGCTCCTATCTTTGTGGATAATGCTGAGAGCATCAATGAGATCAAGCCTACTTTGAGCCAGAAGATCCTCCTCTATGTTTCTAATGACAGTAGTTTAACAGTTAAATCAAACAGATATGAGTAATCAGACAAACCAGGCGGCTATGCCAGCGACACATGCTGCAAACGGAGGAGCTGTCCATAAAGCTCCTAAGAAAGTGGATGTGCTCAAAGGTATCCTTAAGGCTGACAGTGTACAGGAACAGTTCCGCAACGCACTTGGTAAAAATAGTAGCTCGTTTGTAGCAAGTATAATTGACTGCTATAATACAGATACTAATCTCCAGCAATGCAATCCTAACCAGGTTGTAATGGAGGCTCTTAAAGCGGCTGTGCTTAAGCTGCCTATCTCACGTACTCTTGGCTGTGCTTACCTGGTAGCATACAACAACTCTAAGAAGATCAAGGATCCTCAGACAGGTGTAGTGCGATGTGAAAAAAAGATGGAGCCATCTTTTCAGCTTGGCTATCGTGGGTACATTCAGCTTGCGATGCGTACAAACCAGTATCGTACTATCAATGCGGATGCTGTCTATGAGGGTGAGCTTAGAAAGGTAAACAAGCTCACAGGTGAGATCGCTTTTGATGGAGAAAAGACCTCTGATAAGGTGGTAGGATATTTCTGCTACTTCGAGCTGCTTAATGGATTTAGCAAGACACTCTACATGACAGTTAATCAGATGGCGATGCACGCTAAGCGTTACTCTAAGGGCTTGAGTCGTGATGTGACAGTGGAAAAGCTGGAAAATCTATCAAAGCTACCTGTAGCACCAGACGGTAATGCTGTAGGATGGCTGGGTAATTTCCACGGTATGGCTTACAAGACTGTGATACGCTTGCTCCTCTCTAAGTATGGCTATTTATCAATTGAGATGCAACAGGCGTTTGCTGATGACATAGCAGGAGATAGCCTTGAAGTGCGTGATGGTATTATCCAGGATAGCGGTAATTCACAGATTATAGATTTGGACGATGCACAGTTTGAAGATGTGACTGATCAGAGCGATCTGCAAGGAAGCGCTCAAGCTGCTGTAGATCCTCAGAATGTAGATCCTGGCTACTAAGTATGGAACTGAAAGTATTAGGCAGCTCATCCAGCGGAAACTGTTATATCCTGGATAACGGCTCAGAGGCTCTGATCATAGAGGCTGGTGTCAGCTTTATCAATGTCAAGAAAGCCTTGGATTTTAACCTACGCAAAGTGGTGGGCTGCCTGATAACTCACCAGCATAACGATCACGCTAAGTATCTAAAGACAATGTGTGATCACGGCTTTAGGACACTGGCACTGCCAGAGGTGTATAAGGCTAAGGGATGCTGTGGTAACAGATCGATGACGGCTGAGATCAAGAAACGCTATACGTTTGGCAATTTCAAGGTGATGCCTTTTCCAGCCTGTCACGATGTGCCCTGTGTGGGCTATCTGATTCAACACCCAGAATGTGGTAGGGTGATGTTTCTCACAGACAGCTTTATGTGTGAGTACACTTTCCCAGGGCTTGATCAGATAATGATAGAGTGCAATTACTCTGATTCAAGGTTGATCCAGGCGATCCAGGATGGTAGAACAAAGCTGAGCCAGAGGGAGAGGCTTATGACCTCACACCTGGAGCTGGAGAGCTGCAAAGGGATCCTCAAAGCAAACGATCTCAGCAAAGTGTGCAATGTTGTGCTCCTACACCTCTCTGATAACAACAGCGATGAGGAGCAATTTGTAAACGAGATCCAGGGAGCGACTGGCAAGCCCGTATATGCTGCCAGACCTGGAATGACAATTGAGTTCAATAAAGTTCTATGATACAAGGATTCAATACAGAAACAAAGCCTCTCTCTGATTATGAGCAAAACACCCTGTGTCCTATCATAGCAAGGGGTTTATCCAACAAATACGGCAAGGCGAATGCTATCACAAACAAGAGTATCTGCAAAGCGATGATGAAAGCTGGTTATGAGATCACAGATACAAGGCTCAGAAAGATCATTAACCACATACGTATTTCTGGTATGGTTAAGTGTGTGATCGCTACATCATCTGGCTACTACATAGCTCAGACAAAGAGCGAAATGAAAAACTATCTGGATAGTCTGGTGGGTAGAGAACAGGCGATAGCTGCTGTACGTGAGAGCCTGGAGCAACAGATGGAGGCGATGGCAGTATGAAAAAGCTCCTGGTGGAAAAGGCAAATGGGCTGTTTAACCTTAAGCCTCTGTACGATCACCTAAAGGATGCTCTTGATGGTTTCTACAGAATAGAGGTTACAAGGATCAGGAAGCCAAGGAGCTGCGATCAGAACGGATGGCTGTGGGGATGTATCTATCCTATGCTGCTGGATGCACTCTTAGATGTGGGCTGGGAGTTTACCTCTGTGGAGCAAGTCCACGAATTTTTCAAGGCTCAAATGACAGCAGACAAAGTGGTGAACAAGCATACTGGTGAAATCATTCAGTTTCCAGCAAGTACAGCACAGATGGACACTCTGACATTCTCCACTTATTGCGAACAGCTCAGATCGTATGCCAGAGATTTCTTAAACATAGAAATTCCAGATCCAGATAAATTCTGGCGAATAAATAAAAACAACATTAAAAATCAATGAATTATGGAAGAGATTATGCTTCAGGACACTCCGATAGAGGAGCGCAAGCGAATCCTAAGAGATTCCTGCGATCAAATCGTAGAAAGATCCTACACAAGAAAGTTTGACCAGACACAGCTTGATTCAAAGCGTGCTGAGATCGCAAACGTACTTATCCAGATCAATGAGCTTGATGAGGAGCTTGCTACTATCAGGGCTGATTTTAAGGGTAGAATCAAGCCACTACAGGAACGCCTTGGGGTGATTCGTGATGAGATTAAGGCCGGTGGTGAGTGGGTAAAGACGGATTGCTACCGATTCACAGAACCAGAAACTGGCTACACTGCTATTTACTCTCCAGAGGGCCACAAGCTGGAGGAGCGTAAAATGACACCAGAAGAGCGTCAACGGACGGTATTTCAGTTAACTCGTAAGACTGGCACAGATGATTAAAAGGTGATTGTTACCAAGTAAAAACAGTTCAAATTTTTATTAAAATGGAAAATCAGAATAAAGAACAGGCAGTTAATGTAAACATCGCCAATTACACAGGTGAAAAGCCTGTAGAGGTAATCATTCGTAAAGGAGAGGCTGCAACGCCGTTGGAAACAAAAGCTCCTTTGGCTATCAACTTCACAGGAACTCTAAGTTCAGTCACAGAATGGTTATCTGAGCGTGTTTCTGAGATCAACCAGAAAACAGCTCACGTAGAGGTTGATCGTGATTCAAACTCTATCACTCTTATCCTGGATGAGAATGATCCTTACAAGAAAACAGTTATCACTGGTACTATTGATTTCACAGAGGAGTACAAGAGTATCGGTATCAATAATGATAATACGCTATGGGAGCCTATCAAGCTCGGACAGTATTTCAGAGTGCACAGATCTTTGTTTCCAGACAAGAGCGAATGCGCTACACTTGTAAGCAAACTCACTCACTTCACTGCCAAGACACAGACAGAGATTGAAAAGAGCAAGGATCCATCTGGATCACGTGCTGATATTTATCGCCAAACCGTGGAGAGCGATCTTAAGAAATTCACAGTGGTTATGGGCGTTATCAAAGGTATGCCTAAGCTCACTATTGAGGTGGAGTTTGATCACTATATCGTAGATCGTATGTGTGTGCTACAGCTTGTTTCACCAGATTGCAAGGATAAAGTGGAAGAATACACAGATCGGTGTATTGATGAACAGCTTGAAAAGATTAAGGAGATTGCTCCAGAGATCGCAATCCTGGAAAAGTAATCAATTAACAGGGTAGAGGCTGGATAAACAAGTGTAGGGGCCCAGACCTCTACCCCACCTAAAAGCTATGGCGAAGAAAAGAAAAATATCACCAATGCCTTTCAGTACCTCTGACTGGCTCAGATGTCCAGAGCTTAAGGTGCTGGATGCTGATGTAAGGGGGCTGTGGATGGATATGCTCTGTTATATGTGGGAAAGTACGGAGCGTGGTGTTATGCTTAAGCCGAATAGCGATCCTATGTCAAAGGATGAGGTATCAAGGCTCCTGGGAGTTGATGCCTCTGGATCATATGACTGGATAGATAAGTTGATAGATAACCAGGTGTGCTCTGTTAGAGCTGATGGTGCTATTTTTAGCCGTAGGATGGTGAGGGATCACGCAATAAGCAAAAAGAGATCTGAGGCTGGCAGAAAGGGTGGAAACACTACAAGATCAAGGATCACGACACAGGCTGAGCCAGTGGAGGTAAAGCCAGTGTTCAAGGATCAAGAGCTGCCGAAAAATCCACCTGTACAGGATCCACCAGAGGAACAGTTTCCACCTCCTCCAGAACCTACTCCAGAGGAAAAGGCAAAGGCTGCAAAAGCTCGGAAATACAAGTATGCTGATTATGTTTCACTTACCAGGGATGAGTATAGCAAACTTGTGGAGCAATACTCTGAGGAGGATGCAAAAGGTATGATCACGCTTCTGGATAACTACAAGGGGCAAACTGGCAAAAGGTATAAATCAGATTACAGGGCGATCCTAAATTGGGTGGTAAGCGCATACTTTGAACGCAAATCAAAAGGTATCTATGACAATCAACGACAAAAAAATAACACAGCAGCAGGCTATGGAAATAATCAGAGCATTCCAGGTGGAAAAGCAAGCGCAACTCAACCAGGAAAAGTACAAGAAAGCTCTGATGACGCACAGAAAGACTACTCTGAGCGATTTATTTAAGTATGACCTAACGAATGAGGATGAGTTTGTAAAACACAGTCACCTTATTTTTCAGATCGCCCAAGATTTGATGTTAAGGGAGTTTAGGATGTTTGATGTTGATGATCATAACAAGAATGTGCTGAGATTTCTCACATACTATTTCAATGGATGCTTAGAAGCAGAAAAGGTTTTTCCGAATGAGAATTATAAGATTCACAAGAATCTATTGCTTATCGGAGAGCCTGGTACAGGTAAAACGATGCTTATGCAAATATTTGCCGACTACCTAAGACTGACAGAAAATGTCAATCAATTCAAGAATATCAGTTCCACACAGCTGATGAACTACTACAAGATTCACAACCACATTGATAAGTTTACTTTCAATGAGTTGGCGCATCCGAATGATTTTGGTGGAGACCCATTTAATGTTTGTCTTAATGATCTTGGATTGCAAACGGAAAAACAAAAATCATATGGAACAATGCTCACACAGATAACAGATGAGTTTCTGTTTGCAAGATACGAGATCTACCAGCAGACTGGCAAGAGATATCATATTACAAGTAATCTCACAGTCGAGGAGCTTAAAGATCGTTTTGAAGATCGCCTGATAGATCGTTTTAAGAGCTTTAATGTGATAGAATTAAGAGGACGATCGAGAAGAAAATAGAAAAAAGCTATGAAAGATATTGAACTTTATAACGACAGTTTCCAAAATTGGAAAAACAAAGGCATACCAAAGGCGCAGCTGATACTTACGGATGTACCCTACAATCTCGGCAATAACGCCTATGCAAGTAACCCTACATGGTATGAGGGCGGTGATAACAAGAATGGCGAGAGTGCAAGGGCTGGTAAAAAATTCTTCTCATCCGAGAATGAATTCAGGCCTGCCGAGTTTATGCACTTCTGCTCCAAGATGCTGATAAAAGAACCGAAAGGCACGGGGAAAGCCCCCTGCATGATAATCTTCTGTGAATTTGAGCAGCAGTTTCAATTCATAGAGTTGGGGCGCAAATATGGACTGAATAAATACATCAATCTCGTATTCCGTAAGAACTACTCGCCACAGGTGTTGAAAGCCAATATGAAGATAGTAGGCAACTGTGAATACGGCGTGTTGCTTTACCGTGATAAATTGCCGAAATTCAACAATGACGGGCAAATGGTTTTCAACTGCATGGAATACCCTCGTGACACAGATACTCCGAGAGTACACCCTACACAGAAGAGCGTCCCGCTGCTCGAAAGGTTAATCGAGATTTTTACGGACAAAGGCGACGTGGTAATAGATCCGTGCGCAGGCAGCGGGACAACCCTACTTGCCGCCGCCAATCTCAACCGAAAGGCATACGGGTTTGAGGTGAATAAACAATTTTGTAAGGATGCCGAAGCAAAGGTGTTGAGGCGGGTTCAAAAGAATTTATTTGTATAACAATAAAAAACAAATGTAATATGAAAGATTTAAGGAGTGCCCGTACAAAGATTGTGAATGTTATAAGAAGAATAAAATATGAGTAAGAAAATAATGTTTAATGACAAATATTGCCTCACAAAGGCAGTACTTGACGGAACAAAAACAATGACAAGGCGAAAATTTACCCTGACATTAGATAAAAATGTCGATGGTAAACTAATCCGAGTGTATCCGTCAAAAGTTTTTTTTGATAATGGTAAATGGCTCTTTGATTACGAGGGGAGAATTTATAATCTTCCAAAAGAGAACTATCCACGTTATGGGGTTGGTGAAGTTGTTGCAATAGCGCAGTCATACCATACCCTCAACAAGAGCGGATATGTTGCTCCGGAATGGTGCGAACATACATGTGAAAGTTCCGCCGGATATAAGAATAAAATGTTTGTCCGTGCCGATTTGATGCCCCACCACATCAAAATTACTGATGTTAAGGTAGAACGTTTACAGGATATTTCAGATGAGGATGCACTTAAAGAGGGTGTTTTTAAAATCACTGACAAATATTTTTTACCAAGTGGTATTGCTAAGATATTTACTTCTGCACGTGAATCCTTTGCCTGTCTAATTGATGCAATCAGTGGCAATGACATATGGGAGAGCAACCCATTCGTGGTAGCGTATAGTTTTGAATTAGTAGATTAATGTATGGACGAATTAAGAAGAGTATATATCATTCCTGTGCATAATCATGTGGAATTATTGATTGTAGTTATCTATACAACAAAAAGAGTAAATCACGTGCAGGGTCAACACCCTACGCAAGTAAGAGGAAAAAGAAACGTAAAAAACAAAATAAGATAAAATGATGAAAGCAGAATTGACAGATCCACAATTGCTTTCCGTGCGCTACATAAAAGTTGATGCAGGTGTACGCTACTGGGAAGACACAGAGGTAAATGGTGAGGATGATATAGATTTTTACGAAAGCAAAGGAGTTGGTACTCCGAAGATACCATGCGCCGTGCAAGTAAAAGCAAAAACAACAAGCTGTATCTATAGTGACCATTACCGATGGCAACCTATTATTGACGTGAATACGGGAAACATTGTGAATTGGGAAAAAGGAGTTAATGCTATTGTCCATTATAAGGTGTGCGATGATGGAAAGTATTCTTTGCTTGACAAAAATAGGAAGGAGATTATCTCTGTAGATAGTTATGTCCCCGAAGTTCTTTGCCCAAAAGGAGATGGATATGGCGACTACATTATAATGACCGTCGACAAAGATGGTTTTATAAAAGATTGGCATTGTAGCAAGGAAGACCTGACAGCGATAATCGAAAACAGATTTTAATAAATAAGAACATTAGAGTGGGCGTTAGAAATGTTTGCGAAATAGTAATGAGCGTCAATGAATAGCAAAGAGTTCTTCGACAGCGTTTGCGAGTTGCGGCGATGGCAAAAGGAGTTCGCCAAGACGAGACGCACAGAAGCGGAGCGCAAAGTAAAGAAAAGAAATACTTTTAGTTATGATAGAAACACATCTTTCCGTTAAGGAAATAGAGCATATCATTGTTTCATACTTAGGAGGTGTTAGAACAAATCTTATAGTTCCTAACCTGTCATGGGGATTCCTTAACCATGAAGCAGACCTAATAAGTATAGATAAGAATGGGTACTTAACAGAGGTTGAGATAAAACGCTCGTTTGAAGACTTCAAGGCAGATTTCAAAAAAGAAATTTACCACGATACGGATGAGCGTGTTTACCGCTTTGGGTATTTCGTTCCAAAGTCCATCCTAATAGAGTGTATTGAGTATAACAACGAACATTGCAAAGGTGTAACATTTAATGGGGAGCCATACTCCGTGTTTGGTTTTACAGATGAAGGGAAAGTATATGACGAAAAAGGGCGCATTATACATCTTGCTTTTTCTTATTCAAACAACCCCAGAAGTCGTAAACTATTCTTAGAAGAAAGGTTAAAAGTAGCACACCTTGGATGTATGAGGTTGTACCCACTCAGGAAAAAAGTATAAAGCGATCATTCACTTTACAAAATTCAGATATAATGAGCAAGGTTAAGATATTAGTACAATTCAGCGGCGGCAAGGATAGCCAAGCCTGCCTCATTAAAGCCGTAAATGATTACGGTAAGGATAAAGTTACGGCTGTATTCTGTGACGTGGGGTGGGAGCATGCAGACACATATACCCATATCCACAACGTTTGCGAGCAGTTGGGAGTAGAATTGATTACGCTCAAAAGCAAGAAGTACAAAGATTTCGTGGATATGAGCATCAAGAGAGGGCGTTTCCCATCATCGCAGAGACGGTTCTGTACCTCGGAACTGAAAGTAATCCCGATGATAGATTATATTCTCTCACAAGATGAGAGTTTTATCATTATTCAAGGCATCAGGGCAAAGGAAAGCAAAGCACGTGCCGGCTATGATGTGGAGTGCTCCTATTTCAAAGAGTATTTCAACGACGAAGTGAAAGGGCTATATCACAAGAAAGCCGTGATCGAATGGTGCAAGACACACGATGCGAGTGTCCTGCGGTCAATTTTTCATTGGTCTGCACAAGAGGTAATAGATTATATTCTCGCAAACGGTCAGCGTCCAAATCCTTTATATGAACGAGGCTTTTCACGTGTTGGCTGCTTTCCGTGTATTATGTGCAGGAAACGTGAAGTGCAACTGATTTCAAAGGACAAATGGGCGGCGCAACGTCTAATAGACGCGGAGCAAAGAATGAAAGATGAAACGGAGAAAGGCTCGTCTTTCTTTTCACCAAGTTACATTCCCGCTCGCTTCTGTTCCAATGGTCAATACCCAACAGTACAAGAGGTATTCAAGTATGTAAACCGTAATGATGCACAGCTTGATATGTTTGAGCCAGAGGGAGGTTACAGCTGCATGAGCCTGTATCACGGGTTGTGTGAGTGAAATTAAATTCGACTAATAAGATGGTATATACTCACGCAAGCCTCTTTTCAGGCATAGGTGGAGCAGAACTCGCAGTTTCGTGGCTTGGATGGACTAATGTGTTTCATTGCGAAATACAAGAGTTCCAGCAAAAAGTTTTAGAGTATTGGTTTCCGAATTCAATAAGTTATGAAGACATCACAAAAACAGATTTCAAAGAATGGCGAGGTCAAATCGATGTTCTCACAGGAGGATTTCCCTGCCAACCATTCAGTGTTGCAGGAAAGAGAAAGGGAGCAGAAGATAACCGCTACCTCTGGCCGCACATGCTACGAGCAATACGGGAAATTCAGCCCGCTTGGATTGTTGGTGAAAACGTTGCTGGAATCCTCTCGATGGTACAGCCCGGCAAGGAGGTTGATATGGGTGGCAAAGCCTCTCTATTTGAAGAGAATTACAGAACAAGAGAGGAGCAGCTCTACACAATCGAAGGAATATGTCAAGGTCTTGAGCAGGCGGGATATTCAGTCCAGACGCTTGTTATTCCGGCTTGTGCCGTTGGCGCTCCACACAGAAGAGACAGGGTGTGGATTGTTGCCCACCGTACAGACTCAGGGGTTGAAGATTTGCAACAAGGAGGGCAAGACGGAATTTCTCGATCTTTCTCTCCTACCGACACCAATCTCATCAGACAGCAACGCAGGAACACACAAGGAAAGCAAGAAGCGCAATCGATCGACAGAATTGAAAAACCTTTTCGCGAAGATGGCTGGACAGACTTCCCAACTCAACCCCCTATTTGTAGCCGAGATGATGGGCTTTCCATTAGAATGGCTAACCTTACCATTTCTTTCGCAAAATGGCGAAGCAAAAGCATCGAAGCGTTAGGAAATGCGTGGGTGCCACAAGTCGCGTATGAGATATTTAAGGCAATAGTGAATTACGATAAAATGCATAAAATATGAAGATAAATAACTAAAACATAAAAGTAATATGAAAAGAACAAATAAACCAAACGAAAGTGGCATTATCGAAATCGACTTTGACGGACACGTTAAAGCAGGTTTCAAGGTAGAGGCTGGATGTATCATAGTCTTAGGGGCTATGGACGGATACGGAAGACCAATCAAAATAGAAGCAAATGATACAACAAACAACAATAGATAGACCTGGCAAGGCACATAGAGCTTAAGATGGAGTATAACAACGGGCGTAGTCACAAACATGGTAAAAAGTATTGATATGAATGCAGAAAAGAAAAAAGTGATCCTCACTCTGTGCAAGGTGTTCCCTGTAACACATAGCCAGACTGGAAAGCCTACAGAGTTTGGTAAGCACCTCCAGGAGGGCGTGAAGATCCACACAGTTCGGGGCAATAACAAAAACCTCTGGGATCAGAGAGTCGATCAGATAAAGGCTGGCAAAAAGTATCTCTCGGTGAGGGAATGGAGTGGCAGACCTTACAACTCTGAGCAAAGGGAAATAGCCCAGCACCAAAATGTTGGGCTGCAACACATAACAATAACGAATAGTACAGACGATTCAGAACCACAATGTTGGGTTGATGATAAGAAAGTCTCTATTCGTGAAATTGCCAAGAATGATGGTCTTTCGGTGGAAGATTTTGTAGAATGGTTTCTTAAGGAAACAAACGTGTTTGAGGGTGTGATAATTCATTTTACGAATTTCAGATACTAAACATAATTACAATTACAATTCAAAATTAAATAAGTTATGAAGATTTTATTTTTCGACCTGGAAACGACAGGAACACTACCAGGTAAACACGGTATTCACCAGATTTCTGGTCAGATCGTTATTGATGGCGATGTAAAGGAAAAATTTGACTTTCATGTACAACCTAATCCAAAGGCTGAAATTCTGGATGATGCTCTTGCTGTAGCAGGTGTAACCCGTGAACAAGTTCTCGCTTATCCGCCAATGGGTGAAGTGCACAAGGAGCTTGTGGCAATGCTTGGGAAGTACGTAGATCAGTTTAATAAAAGGGATAAGTTCTTTCTTGCTGGTTACAACAACGCCAGCTTTGATGATCAATTCTTTAGGGGCTTTTTTCTGCAAAATGGCGACAAGTATTTTGGGTCTTGGTTTTGGAGCAATCCTATTGATGTGATGGTGTTGGCAACTCCTTTCCTGGCAGACCAGCGCAATCAGATGCCTAACTTCAAGCAGGGTACTGTGGCAAAGACTCTCGGTATACAGGTAGATGATAATAAGCTACATGATGCTATGTATGATATTGAGATCTGTAAATCCATCTATGACAAGGTCTGTGGAAAATATTAACGAAATTGTATCAACATGCAAGGTAAAGACAAAGTAGTTGTCAATAAAAACACAGACAACAAGGAAAATAACAGACCGATTTACCCTCCTTATTTTGCAAAGCGAAAGGCAAAAATGAACAAGGAGCTAATCAAAATACTGGAAGAGACTGCAACCTCAGAGGTTGTTGCATCCGATAAATATGGTGAATATCGTGTAGGTGTATTTCTACACGGGTGTTGTGTCGTGACTGTTTGTTATGAGAATGGTGTTTGGAGCTGCCAGATCTACAGTGACAATCCTATTACGCTACCTATCATCCAACAGATCCGCTACAAGTTCTTACCAGATGCACTTGTGATGGCACAGCTGTTTACCTCCAGGGAGGTAAATAGGCTCCAGAAAAGCGTGGTGCTCTATGAGATCCCAGGAGAAATGTTTGGAAGTGGCGAATCGGAAGATAAAGAAGTGTTGAAATGATCTATATTGGAATAGATACAGGCGTGCATACAGGAATCGCTGTTTGGGATAACAAGCAGCGTTCCTTTGAGTGTGTCGAGGCTGTCAAGATCCACCAGGCTATGAAGACAGTATTAGATCGCGCTAAGGAGTGCCTGGAGCGAGGTGTAAGGATCTGTGTGAGGGTGGAGGATCCAAGACAGCGTACCTGGTACGGAACAAACAAGATGAGCCGCGAGGAGGAGCGAAAGAGGCTCCAGGGCGTTGGATCTGTCAAGCGTGATGCCTCTGTGTGGGAGGATTTCCTTACTGACCTGGTGAAAGAGTTTGGTTCAATTCTGGACTTTCAGATGGTAGCGCCAAAGAACAACAAGACAAAGCTCAGTTCTAATCAGTTTAACACCTATACCAACTGGAATAGGCGCACAAATGAGCACGGTAGAGATGCTGCAATGTTGGTTTTTGGTTTTTAGTTAAATGGAAAAATTTACCAAGATTATATGTGTTTGTCAAACGCATTTCGTACCTTTACATCAAAATTTTTAGCAACATAGTATGGAATACTTTTTATTGTTTCTTGTTGTTTTGATAGTCGCTGTAATATTTGAGCGTCTTCTGTCTGGCACTCATATAGAGAGCTTGCTAATTAACAAGCCTATCAAAGCAAATGATAAAGTTCACATATACTTGAGTGGCAAGTACAACAGAACAGCCACAGTTAACAAGGTTGAGTCTCACAGAATGTTCATTTACGAGAAGTTGCCATTGCATATAGAGCACAGGGGGCGTTTTTATGCCACTGGACGTACGGCTGATGGTAGATCTCTTACGTATGTCGCTAATCGTAATCACTTTTGCTATGTTCGTTTGGCTGAGTTATTGAGAATTATTTTTGCGATACCAGACAACGCGTATATGCTTGAGCCAAATACAGATGAGCCTGTAAATTATGTCATGGGCGATCTTTCAGATGAGGATGAGGAATGAAATGCACTGAGGTTCTTTTTAAGAGTCCATCTGATCTTACAGCTCTGGCCAACAATCCAAGAAAGATCACAAAGGCTGATTTCCAAAGGCTGGTTGATAGTATCAATATCAACGGCTTTTGGCAACACAGACCTATGGCTTTGGAGGAGAAAGATGGTAAGCTGGTTGTACTGGCTGGAAACCAGAGGCTCAAAGCTGCCAGAAAGCTAAAACTCAATGAAGTTCCATGTGTCATTTACAGCGATCTCACGGAAGAGGAGCGTGTGGACATTATCACACGTGACAACATTAACAACGGTGAGTTTGATGATGTTGTGCTCAATGAAGATCCTATGTATGCTGATCTGGATCTGGAGTTTATAGGGTTACAGCTGCCAGAGCCTGAAATTCCAGAGGTTCCAAAGAAAAAGGCGAAAGCTAAGGCAATGGATCCAGAGCCTGGAGATCCAGACAGTGAGGATGAGGGCGATGATGAGGATCTGTTGGATGATAGCAAGGAAGCTTTCTACAGATCAATGCTCGGCGACTTCCTCTATGATAGCGATAACAAGTTCGAGATCCCTAACCTCCTCCTGGATCAACAGCCTAAGCACGTAGAGCTGCCACTGAATCCCTGGGGGGCTAACTCCAGACTGAGGAAAGGTGTGAGCACTTATCATTTTTATGTAGATGATTACAGATTTGAGGCTCTATTTAAGGATCCGATCAAGCTGCTACAGAGTGGATGTAAGCAGATTGTGGAGCCAAATTGTAGCTGTCATGATCAGACGCCTATAGCATTTGGCATTTATCAGATCTACAGGAAGAGATACCTTGCGCGCTATTTCCAGGAATGCGGTGTAAAGGTCTGGGTGGATCTGAATGTGTCTCACAAGTTTATTGAGTACAACAAAAAGGGTATTCCAGATGGATATAACGCATTCTTTACGCGCGGCCTTGATGGCTGGCTTGAAAGCTTAAAGTTAGATCTTAAGGTCGCTCAGGAAATCTCCAATCTGGAAAAGCCAAATCTATGTGTATATGGAGGTGGCGAGGAGATTCAGGAGTTCTGTAGAAAGAATGGGCTGTTATATGTAACTGACTTTATTAACGCAAAGAAAATGTGACTATGGGGAGAAATGCAGGCGGAATCACAAACAGGAAACAAGCAACGGATTTAACGGTAGGTCAACTCGGTTTGCTTCCAAGCGTAATAAAGCATTATGGCGGCAATGGGTTTATTGCTGATATGGTAAAGGAATACAATAGAGGTATAAGAGAAACTCTCGCCTCCTATGCTCATCAACTTGATGGAGTAACAATCAATGATAGCAGCAAAATTACAGCATTAAAACGAAAGGTTGATTATCTCCATAAGAATAAGCACCACGGTACAAAACATCAATTTGCAAACCACATAAGAGAATATGCGCGCAATGTAACATCTGGTAGGTATCACAACACTCTTCTTAAAGCTACAGGCCTTTCTCTTGAAATCTCATATGGTTATGGAAAAATGAGAGCTGACGCAATTTTTCTTCCTAAAATGGTCAATAAATTAAAGCAGTTAAAGCAATTATAATAAAACAACATCGTTTACGAGAAATAAAATGGGCAGAAATTCAGGTGGAGGATCCAGGGGAGGCTTACAGCCTGGCGATGGCAACTACAAGGGCAAGATCGCAAAGGTGGAGAGTCTTATCCACATCAAGGATCCACAGGCATATAAGGCGGTAGTACAAGCTATCTCAAGGTATCATGCAGTTATGGGTGTAAGACAGAGGAATGTAAAGCTTGCAGAGCTTGGCGCAAACACTTACGGTGTTCACGTGACAGTTGGAGGAAAATCAGATGCCGTATATCTCAACAAGTCACATTTTAACCAGAGCAAGAACAAGATCGCTGCTGATCACAAGAGAGGCTATGATACTGGCTGGAGTACACGAACAAACAAGCCAGTAGCGCACACAGTCACACACGAACTTGCTCACGCTACCTGGAATGCTCACTTGACAGGAGCAAAGCAAGTGGCTGCTGGTAAGGAGGTGAACAAGCTCTACGTAACCTGGCTAAAGGACAAAAAGAAAACTGGTTACGGACAGTATGCCAAGACCAATGTATCTGAGTTCTGGGCTGAAACAGCCACAAAGGCTGTGCACGGTAAGGCAGACAAGTACACCAGGGCGGTGAAAAAGATCTGTAAGAAATACGATCTGTGAGCCGCTGATCTGATAACACATATTCCCTAACAATAAAACAGAAAGCTAAAATGAACAAGATTGAATTAACCGCTGATGAGATCAAGGTGATTGAACAGCAACTGAATGGTGAAATTGAGGTCTGGAATGCAACAGATGAACAGCAGAGGATCCTTACAAAGGTGACAAACCAAGCTGAGGAGTTGCTTGATGAGCTTGATGCTTACGATGAGCTTGATGGTGATTTGATCGCCTGGTACTACAGAAAGTATAAGGCTCAGAACGCTCAGTAGAAAAAAGGAGGATCAGATGCAAGATATCTATGTGTCTGATTTTCTTTTACCTATAAATGTGTTCGATAAACACATTTTCTATGATACCACGGATATACGATGAACTATGGCAAAATTCAAGAAAGGCGAACACAACGGCAAGGAGTTTTCAAAGGATTATCAGCCGAAAAACAGGCGAAAGCCAAAGATCTTCACTGTTCTAAGAAAGAGCTGGGGGCTTAATATTGACCTGAAAGCTACTCTTGATGAGTTTACAAGGGAACAAGTTGAAGATCTTTTGAAAGCTGTTCTGTATGTCGATCCAAGGGAGACGCTGATACTCAACAAAAAGCTGAATGAAGAGTTTAAGGAGATTCAGGCAAAGCTATCCAATGGCGAGGAAGTAAAGCCGATCCCAAAGGACAGCAAGCTCTGGCAGATCTTTCTCTGTATCAATACGGCAATCCAGAAAGAGACGATCGCTGGAAAGTCTGACACAGTGCGCTGGATCCTGGAGTATCTTCTGGGCAAGGCAACACAGCCTATTGAGGGCGATATCACCAATACCAACGTATCAGCCAATCAAGATCTCTCAATGCTGAGCACTGAGGAGTTGAATCAATATCTGGAGTTACAAAGAAAGATACAGGCAGGAAAAGGTTAATCTACATGGGTCGGTTTAAGGCAACGATCATACCTCCATTATTGGTCGCAGAAATAGAGCTGTGGAAACGTTGCAGCTTTGATTTCATTTGCAAACAGGGAGGAAAACACCATAAGAAGCAAGAAGAGGCTCTAAGTCTACTTACAGATGATGAACACGTAGAGATCTTGTATGGTGGTGCTGCTGGCGGTGCTAAGTCTTGGACTGGTGCTGCCTGGCTGCTCTTTATGAGCCTTTGTTATCCAGGCACCAAATGGTTTATTGGTCGTGCCGAGCTTAAGCGTATCACTCAGAGTACATATATCACATTCAAAAAGGTGTGCTCTCAGTATGGTGTGCCAGACGAACTCTGGAACTACAATGGCCAACTCAACTATATAGAGTTTCATAATGGATCAAGAATAGATTTCTTGGATCTGAAATATATTCCATCCGATCCTCTATATGAACGATATGGATCTATAGAGTTTACAGGTGGCTGGATTGAGGAGGGCGGCGAGGTAAATTTCGGTGCTTATGATACTTTGAAAACGCGTGTTGGAAGATGTCTAAATGCCGAGTATGGGTTGAGGCGAAAGCTGTTTATCACGTGCAACCCTAAGAAGAACTGGATGTATGATATTTTCTATAAGCCCTGGAAAGCAAATAATCTATCAGATTATATGGCTTACCTGGCGTGCCTGGTTCAAGAAAATCCATTTATTGATCCAGACTACATAGAGGGTCTGAAAACAACCAAAGATAAGGTAAAGCGTGAACGCTTGCTGAAAGGCAACTGGGAGTACGATGATAACCCAAACGCCTTGTGCTCACACGATGCTATTACAGCAATCTTTGGCAATATACTTGGAAAGAAGACAGGTATTAACTATTTGACAGCGGATATTGCGCGCTTTGGATCCGATCATGCCAGGATTGCAGTGTGGGATGGATGGGTAATCATAGATTACAAGTGCTTTGCTATCTCCAAAACTACAGACATACAGCAGTACATTACCAGATGCCAGAAAAAGTACAGGATCCCACGCTACAGATGCCTGGCAGATGAGGATGGTGTCGGTGGTGGTGTAGTGGATAATTGCGACATAGAGGGGTTTGTAAACAACTCATCACCTCTTGATGGAGAGAACTACCAGAATCTACAGGCACAATGTGGATACAAACTCGCTGAGCATATTAACGCCTCTGATGTTGGTGTGGAGGATGGGCTTATGAGTTATGAGGAACAGGAGGAGATCACCAATGAGCTTGAACAGCTACAGACCTGGAAAAGTGACAGTGATGGTAGGCTTATGCTGAAACCAAAAGCAGAGATCAAAATAGATATAGGTAGATCTCCAGACTGGAGAGATGTTTTTCTGATGAGAGCTTGGTTTGACTACAATGAGTATGATATCCCAGAAAATATAGAGCAAAGATTAGGTTTAACCTAAAAATATAGTTATGAGCTTGATAAATTACATTAAAAACGAGATTAAAGCTGCCGTTGGCTACCGACAAAGCTTTGAGGAGCTGCTGGGCAGTAAAGATGTTTCCAGGGCACTTGCTATGATGGCAGACCGATCAGAACTTGCTATCAAGAACCTGGAGGAGTACAATATCAGTAAGCACAAGATCCAGGAGCGCAAGGATCGTGCCGTGTATGACAAAAAGGGAAACTTTCTCAGATGGAGTAAGAGACACAGAATCGCTATACCATATCAGCAATTTATTAACGAAATTGCTTTAGTATTTATGTATGGCAGACCTGTAAAGTGGTTGCAAGACACAGATGGGACAGACGATGCTTTTGACAATTACAAGAAGATTCTCAAGGAAGTACGCTTTAATGCTGCGCTCAGAGAGGCTAAGCGTGCTGCTGGCGCTGAGGGATGTTCTGCTATTCTATATCACGTATATAGGGATGCAGAGAATAAGCCTAAGTTGCTTCTGAATGTACTCAGCAAGCAGAACGGAGACACTATCTATACCGTTAAAGATCAATACAGGAGACTTGTAAGTTTTGCTTGGGGTTATTATTTGACTGAAGCTGGAAATAGGACTATATATCATGTAGATATATATACGGCAGAAAAAGTCTGGAGGTGCAAGCGTGACAACTTAGGCTGGGAGGTGGAACGGTCTGAGAATCCTATCAAAAAGATCCCTGTGCTGCTGTTTGAGCAAGAGGTAGAATGGGATGGTGTACAATCAATGATTGACCGATCAGAGGAACTTACCTCAGTTGATGCCGATGTAAACGATCGCTTTGCAAATCCAGCGATGGTAGCCACTGCCGATGTACTCAACTCTCTGCCCAAACAGGAGGATGAGGCAAAGCTGTTTATCCTCAAAAATGGTGGTGAGCTTAAGTATCTTACCTGGGATCAAGCCAGCCAGAGCAAGAGCAATGAGTATGAACGCCTGGATAAGCACATTCTCTCAAAGTCCTTCACTCCAAACATAGACTTTGATAATATGAAAAACCTTGGGAACCTTTCAGCAAAGGCGATTCGTAAGGTGCTGCTTATGGCTTACATAAAGGCGGACAGGCGAAAGGAAACGCACGATGGGTATATGAACAGGCACATATCTTTGATGCTTGCTATTCTTGGAAATGTGCTTGACTACAAACACAGTGCAGACTACATTGCTTTGGGGATCTCTCACGAATTTCAAGAGCCGTTTGGAGACGATGTTAGCGACATGCTTGCAGACCTAAGCAAACAATATAATGATGGCTGTCTGAGCCGTGAAACATACTTAGAGTTGTCTTACCTGGTGAAGAATGTGAAACAAGAGGCAGAGCGCATCAAACAAGAGCAGGATGAAGCTATGGAGCGACAGCAAGAACTAAATAGGCTTGATGCTTTTGAGCCGACAGACTAATAATGGCTACACGTAAGATACAAAAAGTAGAGAAGCAAAAGCTTTATTGTAGGGATTGCGAGTTGGCATACGACTATCACGAAAAGAATGTAAAAGGCGAGTTATTTATGTGTCGATGTCCTTTCCACAAATTTGCACGATTCTTAAACCACGATACATGTAACGATCATTTTAAGCCAAAGAAAAGGTAATGGGGAAGTATCTATCTGGCAAAGCACTACAGCAAGCAGTATTCAAGCGTACAGAGGGATATGCTGGCAACGTAAGAAAGATCTACCAGGATTCACTTGGTAAAATCATAGATATAGTAAAAGGTACTGAGTTGGAGGAGGGTACGCCTTTCTCTTTCAGTGCCTATGGCTATTCTGAGGAGGTAACGCCTATTCTCAGATCTATGTATTCCAAGGTGTACAAGGAGATCAAGGGCGGTGCTAAAAATGAGTGGATGATGGCAGCTGATAATAATGATGAGCTTGTAAAGTCCATCTTCGGAGTTGCCAGCATAGAGGATCACCATTTTGCCAGATTCTTCCAGAGAAACCTGGAGGCTATAGATACTTTCTTTGCAAGAAAGGAACATGGCCTTAATCTCTCTCAAAAGATATGGAGGTACACAGAGCAGCTGAAAACAGAACTGGAGGATTCTCTGGCTCTTGCTATAGGTGAGGGTACGCCAGCCAACAGGCTTGCAACAAAGATCCAGCAGTATCTCCAGGATCCAGATAGATTCTACAGGCGATTTAGAGTAAAGATCGGTGAGGATGAGAACGGACAGCCCATCTATGGTAGGATCTGGAAACGTAGGATCTGGAGTGCGGCTGATCAGAGCTACAAGTGGATAGATGATGACCCAAGAAAGTATCACCCAGGTAAAGGAGTGTACAGATCAAGCTACAGGAACGCTCAGAGGCTTGCACGTACAGAAACCAACATAGCCTATAGATCCTCTGACTATGAGCGATGGCAGCAGCTACCATTTGTGATAGGGATAAAGATCTGTTTGAGCAACAATCACCCAGTACCAGATATTTGTGATGATCTGATAGGTATCTACCCTCCAGATACAAAGTTTACAGGCTTTCATCCTAACTGTAGGTGTTATGCAGAGCCTGTCTTGGCAGATAAAGCCACACTGGATAAAATGCTTGAGAAAATAATGGATGATGAGAATCCAGCTGAAATAAAAGATCCAGGCATAGTAAATGAGCCTCCTGGCACTTTCCGTACCTGGATGAGGGATAACCAGGAACGATATGAGAAAGCCAAAGGAAAGGGCACTCTGGGCTATTTCTTTAAGGATAACCAGAGCCTGGTAGAGAAAGCTATCTATGGACTATCACCAGCAGAAAAGAAAGCTCTATCATACTCTGATAAGCTTGTTGATCCTCTGGCTATCCTCAAAAAGTATGGCGCTGATGGACTGGATAACCTCTACAGTGCAGTCAGTGCTAAGCTGTCAACGATACTACAGGGTACACTCCAGCAACAAAAGAGCACGCTGGAGTTTGAAATCAACTGGGTAAAGCAATACAAAAAATATGCCACCTGGGAGGAGGCAGCAGCTGCCTATCAGAAAGCCTTGGACAAGGTAAACCTCCAGATCCAAAAGGAGGAGATCCAGGGCCTGGCTGCTGGTGTGGATAAGTTCCTGGCTGATCATCCTGGCAGCAAGGTTGTGAAAAAGCTTAAGAAACAGATCCAGGATGCTCTGGATGCTGATGATCTGACCACAGCAAAGGACCTGATCAACTTTGCCAACAGTAAGGTGGAGGCGTACAACACCCAACAGGCTAAGAAAGCAATCAAAGCCAGCGTTACAGAATCCACTACGGATATAGAGGCGTATTGTGATGAAAACAGAACCTTTGAGAGCAAGGTATGGAGCCAGGAGGATTTCAACAAATTCCAGCCTCGTATGATAAAGGATACACAGAAAGGGTGGCTTAACGGATCCCATGAGGCGCGTCAGTCTATCATCGACTATACCAACGGAGATTATTATAGTGTCAACAAAAGCTACTACTTGGATCATACAGGTTGTGAACAAGGTAAGCTTATGAGTGAAATCATTGATCACTGTGTGTTGTCAGAGGACACTGTGCTGAGGCGTGGAACAGGCTTTTCGGAGCTTGGGTACATATTCGGTGATGAGTTCAAGAGACTTCTGGATGCTGGTGATGTAGCTGGGCTTAACAAACTGGCTGGGTGCAAGGGCGTGAATGAGGGATTTATCAGCACCTCATTTGATATGAAAGGAGGCTTTTCTGGAGCAGTGGATCTACGCATCTATGCACCAAAGGGAACACAGGCGATCTATGCAAAGCCCATCTCCATATATGGTGATCAGCTCGGAAAGGAGTGGAATGCTATGACAGCCAGAACAGACTTTTTACAGGGGCGTGAGAATGAGGTAGTCGTGAACAGAGGTTATCAGCTAAGGTTTGTCAAAGCTGAGCCTGGGCAGTACCACGGCTCAAATGTTACTATCTATGTTGAGCTGCTTACAAGGGACGCCAGAGCAGTTATATAGATATGAGTATCGAGAGGAAATAAAAAAGATCCAGGGGCGTTGAACCTCTGGATCCTTTGTTTTGTCACAGCTCAAAGTACATTTGCAGCCATTCTTTGCTCGGATCTGCTGTCTGCATCTTCATAAGCTTATCCCTCACGGCCAACTTGTAAACCTCCTCTGCTGTATCTGCTTTGCTAAGCTCCTGGATCATGTGTTTACGCTGCCACAGATCCAGCCAGCCGTTATAGCCAGACACTACACTATATTCGGCATCCCAAATCTGCTGCCTCAGATACTCCTTTGTGTACTCTTTGCCTGTCTTGCCATCTGGATTGTAGGGATTATTAGCTCCTCCCTTGTAGAGCTTACAGTGCATCTTAACAAGATCCTGTACTTTATTTTTGCTCATAGTAGTATATTGATTTGTAATTATCCATATTAGCCGCTTTCCAGAATCGATAGATCACAGCTTTCATTTCATCTGGCAGTAGATCCAGGGCTTTCTGTTTTATCTCTTCTGGTATTCCCCATATAGGCTCTGCCAGAGATCCAACGATTGCCGCGATAGTATCACTGTCACCTCCCCAGGCTACGGCGTTTCTGATAGCTTGCTCAAAGCTGTGTGAGTAAGCCAGGATCTGAAAACATAGAGGAACTGTACCCTGGCACGTTTCATTGAAGACACCTGGTGCAAACTCAAGAAAACGATATCCAGGGTAGTATTGCTCCACGATCTCATCTATGCCATCCCTGTACGTGGTAAGCCATCCACAACGCCTAAGATACCAGATCACGTGAGCCACACACTTAGCTCCTTTGATTCCCTCTGGGTGACTATGTGTCACCTGGGCAGATTTCTCAGCATTGCATAATGTAGCACAAAGCGTACCACATAACCAAGCGGTGGAGCTTACTCTCATAGCTGATCCATTGCCAAAGCTGTTGTAAGGCTTAGGATCATCCTGGTGGATCCAGCTGGCAAAGCTGCCTCCATATCCTCCCTGTGGATATGGGTACTTTCTACACCAGCTCTGGAGTGTCTGATCATAAGGCTTGTTATTGATCATTGCATCTGCCACAGCTATGGTACAGATTGTATCATCCGTGAAAGAACATCCAGATCCGAACAGTTCAAAACCAAGATCGCGTGTATTATTGAACTCAAAACGAGATCCTACAATATCACCTATAATTGCTCCTAACATACTTGTACGACTTTATTTAATTACTAATACCAGTTCCTCCCCATCTGGGAAAGTCTTGGCTTTATCAAACATACCCTGGCAGCGCTTCGGCAGGTTGTTGTACTTACTCTTTCGTTTATCAAACAGTGTGCATATACCAGCAGCACGATCTTTACCCATATCACCTTTGCCAAAGCTCAGAAAGAACCTACAGGTTCCACACATACGGGGAATATCATAGAATAATCTTCCGTTTATCTTAAACATTTCTATCTTCTACCTCTGTTCGTTCGTGTTCTATTTAACACACCTTTTCGTATTATGCACTTTCTACCTATGTAATCATCCTCTTTGAAATGTGCCCAAAGTGAGGTTAGTTTCACACCGATAACATCTGTAGGCAGGATATGGTAGATTGCTGCCAAGGATCCAAAATACCAATGCCTCTTTCCTTGGTAAGGAACTTTTAGCTCCACATGGATTACTTTTCTCTGCTGCTTCGTTTTCTTCTTAATAAGAATGTCAGCTGTCGTTTTTTCTCTTTCCATAATATAATTATCGCACCTCCTCATCTTTACAAAGCACAACATCCCCATCAATGTAATCGCCAGGAAACAAAGCAAAATATTTGTGTGCCAAATCTGTTGCAACTTTGTTGGTCTTGTATACATCTTTTCCGTTTTCGTTAATAACCAAGATTTCCCCATTGTGGAGGTCGATAATTTCTATTAGACCGTCAACATACTTCTGTAGTTCCTCTAATTTGAAGTCTGTACCATTTTGGGGTTGTATATCTTTTTTAGTTCCATTAGCCTTAATCAGCGTAGCCATATTCTTTGTATTTTAATTGTTGTTTTAATACCAGATGTATACAAGTAATTATCTGTTAAAGAATCGCATTAAGTTCTATTCTGTCAACCTCCCACAATTCACCAAAACCTTTCTTTAGCCGCGTTTTTATGTAGGATCTAAATCCATACATTTTAACGGCCATATCTCGAATCTCTTTAGATCCAGTCTTTTCCGCCTGAACTACAAGAAATTCATGTAGGTTGACAAGCTCACAGTTTAGATCTACCAGATTCTTCTTGTAATTTAGGTATTGTTCGTAAAAACCAATGAGCAATGTACTATCATTGTGTTTTTTCCAATCATTACAGAAAACGTCTTTATCAATGTCGCCAGCATTCATATACATTTCCTCTACTGAGGAGTATTGTTGCTCTGTAAGATTAGCGTTTGTACGCTGATTAAATTCTTGAAGTGTCATAATGATCTGAATTTTAATAATAAAAGATGTTGCAAATTATATGTGTTCCTCAAACACAGTGCAAATGTAGTGTATTATACTCAATAAAACAAACATTTGTGGGATAAATTTTAATGAAAAAACCATTATATTTGCGCAATTATCTGAATATGAGCGATTTTTGTTACTAAAAAAATATCTGTGTTTCTCAGACACATTTCTAAATTTTGCGTATCTTCGCACCTGGTAGATATAGTTACCAGAAACCTATAGAAATTATGAATAAGAAACTCTTTGAAAAGGTTAAAAGTCTGTGTAAGGACACTGGACTTTCGGAGAAGTACCTTAAGGCGATAACCGAGAAGCTCGGTGGTAGCATTGAGGATGATTCTACTGATGAGGCGGCGATTGAAGAGGCTGCAAATCTCGTAGCTGACGTGGCTAAAGAAAGCCAGGGTGAAGCAACGCGATGGGCAAACAAGAACAAAGGTAAGAATAAGCCCAAAAAGGATGATGATGATCCAGATGATGATTCAGATGATGATCCAGACGATGATTCAGACGATGATTCAGATGATGATCCTCCAATTAAGGGCAAGGGTAAGCGTAAAGAGAAAAAGGATAGTGATCCTATGGAAAAGCGCTTGAAAGCTTTGGAAGAACAACTTGCCGAGTATAAATCGAATGAAGAAAAAGGCAAACGCTCTAAAGCTATTCAAGAAGCTTTTGAAAAGCACAACATCCCAAAGCATTTACGTGATCGCCTGGCTAAATCATTCTCAGATGATGAGGATTTGGATGAAGCCGTTTCTACCCTTAAGCAAGATTTGATCACAAGCGGACTTGTATCTGAAGATTCAGGGGGTGCAAAGGCGGCAAGTGCAAAGCAAGTCGATGAGGCTGCTAATGACTTGCTGGATTCAATAACCGTTAAATAAAATAGAGAAATGAAACGCAAGATTGCTTCGTTTACAGGTGGGCGCCCTATTTTCACAGGTAGCCCAGCGATCGTTCCTGGCGGTTTTAACCTTGATGTAGTAAAACAGAAATTCCCACCAGGTATGATTATCCCTGGTGGATCTCTGGCGATCTACGATGAGGTAAAGCGCACCGTACAGATCGTAAAGACAGCCTCTGTGGTGGAAGTAAACTCAGAAAATGCAAAAGAGGTCACTCTTAAGGTTGATGAGTTCTACGCTCCTATTTTCGCTGTAGGTGATAAGGTTGCAAAGGATGGTGCTATCTCTGGCACTTTTGCCAATGCCGCACAGATCACCGCTATCTCTCAGACAGACAACAGCTGTGTAATTACTCTTTCAAAGGCCATTTCTGGTTTAACAGCTGGTGATGTAATCGTTGAAGTTGTAAAAGACGCAAGCGATAATGCTGCTGAGATAGGTAAAGCCAACGCCCTTACCTTGGCAGATGTTGAGGTGAGTGAGTTTGAAACTGGTGTGGATGTGACTGCAGATACTATGCAATACGCTCTTTTTGAGAGACGTGTGCCTGTAATCCCAGAAAGCCAGAAAGATGGTAATTTCCTGCAAGCGAATCCACATGTAAAACTCACTCAGTCTTATTAACCACAAAAAGCTAAAAGATTATGAGGTCTATATTTACAACTTTCAAAGGTCTTTTCAAAGACGGAAAGCCTTTGGATCTACTGGCTACCTGGAAAAAGACTTTTGACAAAGCCAGTGAGCGAGAAGTTACGCTTTTCCAGAAAATGTATTGCGATGAGTGGTACGACTGGGAGACACCGCAGATGAGCCTTACTGCTGATTATGTAGCTGGCAAGTATCGTCTTCGTTTTATGGCTACTCTCTTAGCCGATGAATCGCCTACTCCATTGAGACGTTCCGATGGCTTTGATGTGTGGTCAAAGGAGATCCCTCGTGTAGGTCACAAGTTCCCTATGACAGCACGTGACTATCGTAAGCTGATGGAGGTTTACGAGAATCCTCGTTTGTCTGAGGCTGAAAAGGTACGTGCCATTGAAAAGACACTCAAGCACGATGTCCAGGATGCTTACCTTGGCTGTAAAGACGTAGTGGATTTTATCACCCTTACCGCTCTTTCTAACTGGGGTGTCTGTCAGTTCAAGCCAACAATCAATAATCCTGGTGGTCGTCAATATGAGGTTGACTATATGATGTCCGAAGATAACAAGCTGGTTTCAGCTTTCACTTGGACTGATGACAATGCCAAGGCAAACAAGGTAAATCCAATTCTCCAGCTTGCAATAATCTGTTCAGAATTGCGTGAGCGCGGATGTGTACCTGGTGAAATCCTCATGAGTCAGGATCTCTATTTCTGGTTACGGAACAATGAGCGTACGCGTCTTCTTGTTCACGGACAGGATAAGTCAGCACAGACTGTCACAAAGTCTCAGTTTGATTCTCTCCTGGAAGAGAATGAGATTCCGAAGATCACTGTTATCACTCGCAAAATGGCTATTGACAAGGACGGCAAGCGCAACGCTATTGCTCCTTGGAATAAGAATTTTATCGCGATCAAGCCTGCAGGTAAGATTGGTAAGATTCAGCCAGCTATTGAGGATTCAGAGCTGATGGAGGAGGAGAATGTAGACTATATGAATGCTGGTAACGGTATTCGTATTGCCAAGTGGCGTACTGGCGAAAGCACTGGACAAGTTTCTGCTGAATACACACAAGGATCTGCGCGCCTTATTCCTCTTATTGAGGAGATTGATCAGATCATCTGTATGCAAGTCAGAGGCTATAGCGAAACTACAGTCGCAGATGGTAAGTCTTACACTACCAAATCAAAGTACAGCACAATTGCTGAGGGATAATCATTAAACAGATTGACTAATGAAACAGATACTCGTTTTTACCCTGATCGCACTGATGCTTTTCAAGGATAAAATCACAAAAGAAATCATCAATCCTGGGGAAAAACTCCAGACTGATGATCTTGACAGGGTAAATGACCTGGTAAAGCGTGGTCTATGTGAAATCGCATCTGTAGATTATTCAGAAGAGGATGGATCTGATACTGGCGAAGACTCTGGTAGCGATAATGCTAAACTGGTGGAGTTTCAGGGCGCAACGTATTCTTTGGATGTTGTTAAGGCAGCTCTTAAAGAGATTGGCGCTGGTGTAAATACCAACGCTGGTGTTAAGGGTGTAAGCGATAAGCTTGCTGCTCTCTCTGAGGATCAGATAGCACAGCTCCAGGAAAAATTAACTGTAACAGAGTAACAGATGGCAACTATCACAAAATTCGATGCTCTCATTGGCGAGCTGGAGCCTTACACCTCCAGCCCAGCCTCTATGACAAAGAGCCTTTTGGATGCTGGGGTACAGGATCCAGAGGAGGAGTACACGGCTGAGGATAAGAGAGCGGTGGCAAAGGCTGCAATCGCGATTCTTAAAAAGTTGATCGTGCTTTCCTCTGACAGCCTTGGCAAAAGCTCACAGGGCTACAATGTGGATAAGCTGGAAAAGCGTATCAAACTCTTGGCAAAGGAGAATGATTTGGAAGTATCGGATTTTGTGGATGTTCCAACTGTTGAAGACGGATCAATTCTCTGGTAGTCTATGGCAAGATACAACGGCACTTTCAGCTACAGAAACTCACAAGACGCTTTGCTGGATGAGGCAACTGGTTTCTACCAGGAACCAAAAAGCTATGGTGAGTGGATGGATGGTGGACGCTGCCAGATAGACAGATCAGCAGATAAGATCCTCACAGGTGAGGATGGACGTGTTTACAGCACGATATTCACTGTGTTTATTCCAAGGCCTTTCAAAGGCTCAATTGAGATCGGCACAGAGGTCCAGATCACAATGGAGGATGGATCAGAGGATCAGTTTATAGTAGAGCGAATAGATAATCAGAATAGGAGGTACATAGAAATTGGCAATTAAACCTACTTTTCAGAATGGAGCTGTAGCTGCTAAGGTACAGGAGTTTCAGAAACGCCTGGAGAGTGCTACGGTATTCCTCCTCCAGTTTATGGGAGAGGAGCTTACCAAGTACGCCAGAGAGCAGCACAACTATACTGATCAGACAGGTAACTTGACAAACTCAATAGGCTATGCTGTGGTTCGTAATGGAAAGATTGTAAACTATGGTGGAGAAATCAAATCTGGAGATGGCGCTGCTGAGGGCTTGAAGATAGCCCAGAAGATGGCAGCAAATGCCAGTAGCTCTTTCTCACTCCTCATAGTAGCCGGAATGAATTACGCTGCCTATGTAGAGGCTAAGGGTTATAATGTGATCCTCCCAGCAGAGCTTAAGGCTAAAGCTGATCTGCCAGCCTATATGCAAAAGCTACAGGCGATGGCTATGGATAAGGCAAATGCAATGTTTAACTTATAAGATATGATCACAACTGAGGAAATAGCAATACGTGTTAGATCAATGCTCCTGGGCAGTGATGTGAACACAATGATCTCTGGCTGTATCTGCTACCAGAGAGAGGACTACTCTAAGGAAGATGTAATTATCGTACCTCACACTATACAGGGTGAGCGTTCTGTTCGTTTCGGACAGATCAAGATAAACATACACGTGCCAGATCTGCCAAAGGGCAAAGGTAAAACCTCTGTCTATGAGATCAACTTTCCCAGGCTCATAGCGATCCGTGCTAAGGTGATAGAGGTGCTACAGAATCACTGTGAAATTGGTGAGGGGTGGAACTGGACTATAGGAGATCTACAGCCGCCTATCAAAGAGCAGAATCACCAGGAGCACTTTGTATCACTCAGTCTGGAACTGACTATTAGGAGACAAAGATCATTAACAAATTAAATCATTATAGTATGGCAACTGTAAATACAACCGTGGGCGTAAAAACCCTTAAGTTCGGAGATGTTGGTTCAACACCAGCAAAAGCCGTTGACGTGTATCAAGACACTTGTACGTTTGTGGAAAAAGATCCCACAATCACAGAACATAAGTCTGAAACATCCGCAAAAAAGATTGTGGTTAAACGTAAGGAGGGGTTTGAGCTTAAGTTCTCGATTATGGACCCAACGCCAGAGGAGATCGCAGCTTTCTGTGGTGGTAAGGGAACAGCCACGGGTTGGACTGAATCAACAGATTCTCAACACATCGTAATGGCTCTCGATGTTGAACCGCAACAAGGTTTGACACTTCACATCCCAAATGCTTCTATTGCTGCTAAGCTCAATACTACGTTCTCGTCAACTGGTATTACGCTTTTGGAGGTGACAGCATCACCGCAAGCAGCTGTTACGTTTGGAGCAAAGCAGAGCTAACCTTTATATAACAGGTTTTTCTCATTTTTTGGATCGCCACCTATCCCCATAATGGTAGGGGGCGATCTTTCATTTAACGCAACACCACAATGGAAGATAACAAGAAAGAACAAGCTGAAAACGAGATCCAGGATCTTACCAGGGAACAGAGGCTTGATATAGAGGAAAGAGCGATCCAGGCACTCATAGATCTGGGCGTTAAATTCTCTGTGCCTCTCAAAATTACACCAGGTAAACCGTCAAAGTGGATCCTCTGGTGGAATAAGATGTTTCCTGGCAAGGCTAAGATCTTGCGTGATAAGCGTATTCCTAAAGACTGGAGCGTGACTACAGATGAAATCCCAGATGCTAACCTGGGTAAGATCCAGACTGTCTATCAGAGGAATTTCTTTATCAAGCCTCTGTACCTTGGTACTATTGACTACCTCAGAAAGCTCTATCTGAATATAGAATACGATGAGGCTACGATCCAGGATCAACCGATCCAGGAAAGCAAAAAGCTATTCAAGTATATTCCTCTGGTAGCTGAGATCGCTGCTGTTGCAGTCATCAATGATCCCTGTATCAAGGATCCAAAGGATAAGCGTGTTAAGGAGCTTAAGAAATTCTTTATAGAGCACCTATCCGTAAAACGCCTGGAAAAGCTTAGCCTGGTGATAAGCCAAATGATGAACGCTGGGGGTTTTACCTCCTCTATCAGATCAATCAAGGAGATCGGAACAACGAAACCCAGAGCGGATCTGATAGAGAAATCACAGGCTTAAACAGTCCGTGGGGTAGCCGTGGCGAGATCTGTAAAAACTTTGGATGGAACTATGACTACTTGCTCTGGGGGATCAACTGGCTCAATGTGCAGGTAATGCTTGCAGATGCTGCTAAGGTAAAGGATTTGCCAAAGAATGGTGAGGATCCTGACAGATCTGGAGATATAAACCGTACAATCAATTCAAAAGAGGAATTTGAACAATACATAAATTCACTGATGTAATGAAGAATATAGATGGAGCTTTAGGATTTGAGGCTACGCTGGATATAGATGATTTTAATGTGTCGGCCCAGGCAATGGAAAGACATATACAGCAGATCTCGACAAATGTACAGGCCGAATCCGTTGAGATGGAGCAAAGCCTTATGGAGTTTGCCCAAAAAGGCGCGATGTATATACAAACATACTTGGTAGGACAAGGAATGATTGGGCTACTAAACTCTATCGTACAGGTACGCGGGCAATTTCAACAGCTTGAGATTGCTTTTGGCACTATGCTCGGGTCTGAAGAAAAAGCAAATGCACTAATGCAACAGATGATTGATACTGCTGCACATACGCCTTTTGATCTACATGGAGTTGCGGAGGGGGCAAAGCAACTCCTTGCTTATGGTGAATCATCCGACAAGGTGAATGACACTCTTGTGCGTCTTGGTAACATTGCTTCTGGTCTATCTATACCTTTGAATGATATTGTCTATCTGTACGGCACAACAATGGTACAAGGTAGGCTTTATGCACAAGACGTAAGGCAGTTCACAGGTAGAGGTATTCCTCTGGTGAAAGAGCTTGCTGCCATGTACGGTGTCACAGCCGAGGAGATCAACAATATGGTGTCTGCTGGAAAGATCGGCTTTTCCGATGTCGAAAAAGTGCTTAACAAGCTCACTGATGCTGGAGGACAGTTCTACAACCTTATGGAGAAACAGAGCCAGAGTCTTACTGGTATGATCTCCAACTTAGAGGATGCCTGGGATAGTATGCTTAATGACATAGGTAAGCAGAATCAGGATGTGTTTGCTGATGCTATCGGATCTGCTACTTACCTGGTTGAGCACTACCAGGAGATCATTAGCGTACTCAAAGCTGTAGCAATAGGCTATGGATCTGTGAAAGCTGCCATCGTACTCAATACTCTGGTAACAAAGGGCTATACAGGCGTGGCTTTCCTGGACAACACAGCACGACAGGCAAAGATCGGCTTGATGAAACTGGAGGCTACTATGAGTGGAGAGGTAGCTGCACAGACAAGAGCAATGACAGCCGCAAAGGAGGCTCACGTGGCCGCTCTCCAGGCTGAGCTTACAGCTGATGAACTTTCAAATCTCCAGAAAAAGCTTAAGATCGCCACTATCGCACAGTTGCTTACAGCACAACAACAGGAGTATCTTTCTAACCTGGGACTTACAACAAGCTCAGAGGGCTATGAGGCTGCTGCTATGGGTGTGCTCTCTGTAGAACAGAGGCTTGCTCTTGAGAAAACGGATCTTAGCGCAAAGAGCGCTGTTTATGTAGGTGCTCTGGAGGCAGAGGTGGCAGCAAAGCGCTCAAGTGCTGCTGCCTCTCTGGAAACTATGCGCGCAGACGTAAAAGCAGCCTACGCTAAGATGGAGGCTACAAAACAAACGGCAGTAGCGGCTATACAAGCAACAGAAGCAGCGCGATACGAGGTATATTGGGCTAAACAATCTGGTGATGCAACCAGAATCGCAACTGCCGAGAAAAAGCTGGAAGGCGCAACTGAGAATCAAGCTATAGCCAGAAAATCTGCTCTTGCCGCCAGTACAGATTTCTATTCCAAGAAAAAAGTTCTGGAATCAACAGCCACTCATACTTCTACAGCCGCCAGTGCCGCTGATACGGCTGCAAAGACTGCTCAAACTGCTGCCACGGGTGTTCTTTCGGCAGTCACACACGGATTAACAGCGGCCTTCAGGTCTCTTTGGGCAACTCTATCGGCAAATCCCTTAGGCGCTATTCTCTCTATAGTAGGTCTTGTAATATCTGCTTTCACCTTGTTTAGAGATGAAGAAGATGAAGCTCAATCAGCTATGGGAGAGTTTCAGGAAACAACTCAGAGGGAGATAGAAAAGCTTGAAACTTTAATGGCTGTGATCCGTACTACATCTGCTGGAACAAAGACACACAAAGATGCTGTTTCAAAGGTAAACGAGGTTTGTAAGGAGTACAACACCACTCTACTGGATGAGAATGATACTCTTTCAGAACAGGAGCAGAAATATAAAGATCTTCAGAAAGCTATACAAACTACAACAGCTGACAAAATAAAAGCCAAATTTGCCGAGAAAGCCCTACAGGAAGCTACAGATGACAATGCGGAATCCTTAAAACATCTTAAAAACATGGCAGAATCAGCAGCCATTGTGCTACAAGAGGCATATCAGTCAATGCCAGCTGTCACACAAGCGTCTGAGAGTATTAGAAATGCCTCTGATGCTGTATGGGAGGCCGTAGAGAGTATGGCTACCGAGAAAGCTGCTGAGTTATCAAGACTAACGGGTGATGCCTACACGCAGGCATTTAATAAGTCTCTCAATGAGATTATGACTACAGTACAAGCTGCAACTGGAGCTACTAATCAGGAAATGGAGAACTTCAAGGGCAGTCTTTCATCATACCTCACGGAGATAACAAATCATACAGCCACAGCAAACTCAGAGCTAAGCAAAATAGATAAACAATTGTCGGTGTTCTTTAGTAAAAAGCCAGATCCAAGCACGATCACAGGCAGTACAGATTACGTTGCTATGAGTTTTAAGGATCTGGAACAAAAAATTAAAGACAATGAGGCTGAAATTATTCAACTTAACAAGCAAAAAGTAGATCCAAAGGTGAATACTGGAGGATTGGAACTCATCATCAAGAAGCTACATGAAGCGCTATCCCTCCGCAAAGAGCTAAATGGTGCAATCGAGACGAAGACAAACAACCTAAACACTGAGAATAGCATCAATGACAGGATAAAGCAGCTTAAAGATGAGCGCGCAGAGGTGGATATTAGCAGCCGAAAATATAAAGATCTAACCGCTCAAATAAACAAGCTACAGGGGAAGCTGCCAAAAAATTCACATTCCTCAAAATCTGGAAGTAAAGCAGAACAGGCTGCAAACAACGCTGAGGCTCTGAGGCAGAAACAGCTGGAGGCTGACCGTAAGCTGGAGGAGGCACGTATCGCTGTTATGGTGGATGGCTATGAGAAACGCAAAGCCCTCCTGGATCTCCAGCATAAGAGAAACCTGGATGCAATAGATAAGGAGGAGCGGGAACTAATCAAGGCAAGAAAGAAAGCTGGAAAGGGCGGCATCACTACAAAAGAGAAAGCCGGCTTTACAGAGAGGAGGAATCTGGAGAATAAGGAGTATACACAGGATGGAAACAAGCTGTTTGATGCTGAGATCCAGTACAGGAAAAAGGAATATGCTGCCTACTGGCAGTGGGTGCGTAACGTGGGCAAGGATGTAGCTGATGAACACTTTAAGGATTTGATCGCTGAGGGTGCTGGTTTTAGTAGCTGGGTAGATAAACAGGTCGCAATATTGGAACAGAAACGAGCTACACAGCCAAATCTTTTCTCTGATGGTGATGCCACAGCCTTAAACTCGTTAAAGCAACAGCAAAATGAGATCCTTGGTAATAAGTCTGCTATGGATCTTTTCAAGGACTCAATGCAAAATAGTATTTCACAGGCTCAGACATTGGCAGAAAAGCTACAGGCTATCGCAGATCTACAGGAGAGACTCTCAAATGGAGAGTTTCATCTTAATGAGGATGAGATGGCATCTGCCAGCTACTCACTTGAGACTGAAAACACAAAGCTCCAGGAAGAGGTAAATAAGAGACTCCTTACTGAGTATCGCACATATGAAGAAAAGCGCAAGGCTATACAGGATGAGTGGGCCTTGCTTCGTGAGGAGGCACAGAAAACAGGTAATCAGAACCGCATCAAGATGATCAACGAGGCAGAAGCGGAGGCTCTATCTACACTCAATGCTAACATGCTGAAACAGTCTGACAGCTGGAAAGCTCTATTTGAGGATCTTGATGTACTTGGTAGCCAGGAGCTTGCTCAGATGATCTCTGATTTCCAGAAACAGCTACACAACGCAGATCTTAAGCTTAATCCTGTGGATTACAAGGCTCTGATGGACAGCTTGGATCGTGCAAAGGAGCAACTGATCACAAAAAATCCGTTCAAGGCTATAAGTCAGTTCTATAATGATTACATAGACGCTAAGAAACGCCTGGTTGAGGCTAAGGCAAAGGTGGCAGCAGGCAATGGCACTGATAAGGATGTGAAAGAGGCCGAGAAAGACATGAAGCGCGCCAGCCTTGGCGTTACAAAATCTATCACAGAGATCACCAACGCTGCTGCTGAGTGTGCGGAGTCCATCCAAGATGTTTTTGATAGCCTTGGAATGGAAGAGGTTGCGGAGGGGATCGGTACTGCAACAAAGCTATTGAGTCAACTCGGTAACGCTGCTGAATCTGTTGGTAAAATGATGTCTGGAGATATTCTTGGCGGAGTAACTGGTATGGTCGGTGCCGTGACCTCTATCATAGGTATCTTTAACGGATTGCACGACAAGAAATATGAGAAAAGGATTCAAAATCTTCAAAAAGAAATAGACGAGTTAGATCGATCATATTCTCGCTTAGAGCGTGCCTACAATAATACATTCTGGGTATTTAATAATGAGGAAAAAGCAACTTTTCAAGGCAACTTAGATCTGATCAATAAACAGATTGAAGCTCTCGAAAAACAGCGCGCTGTAGCCAGGCAGTCTTGGGACATGGCAAAGTATGCCAAGATCACAAAAGAGATACAGGAGCTACAGAAAGCACTGGAGAAAGCTAAGGAAAGCTCTGATATGTTTGGTATCTATGAGGCTCAGAAAGCCAACCTTAGAAAACAACAAGAGGATATACGTGCACAGATACAGAATGAAAAAAACAAAAAGAAAACCGATAACAGCAAGATCCAACAGTGGGCAGACAAGATAGATGAAATTGGTCAGCAGATTGAAGATCTGGATCGTCAAATGATGACAACTCTGGCAGGAACTGATATAAAGTCAGCTATTGATGAATTTGCTGATGCACTTGTTGATGCCTATTGCAAGGGAGAAGATGCAGCAGAAGCATTGGGAGAAAAAACCAAAGAAGTGCTAAAAAAGGCAGTAGTAGAAGCTCTAAAGAGGCAATTTCTGGCCAAAGGTATAAATGACGCTGTTAAGTATCTTGGATCAGCGATGGAAGACAATGTACTCACAGATGCAGAGCGAGCAACTTTCCAGGATATGGTAAAAAAGGCTGGAGATCTGTTTAATTCGGCATTGGCTGGTGTTGGAGATTGGATAAAAGGACTTGAAAGCGAAACGTCAGCTGATCCTTTAACAGGTGCAATACGAGGTCTTTCAGAGGAAACAGGAAGTATCATCGCTGGTAGGTTGAATGCTGGAATTATCAACCAAGCAGAGCAGACTGTTCAACTAAAGCTCATGGCAACCTACCTACATGATATTCTGGAGAAAGGCGGTGTCAATGTAGCAAGGACAGGGACAGATGTTATAGGGTCTGGTTGGAGCAAACTCATTGAGTACCAAGTGGACCAGACAGGAATAATGAAACAACAACTGGAGTATCAAGCAAAAATTGCCAGCAACACAGCTCAGACTGTATCTGAAATAAGAGATCTGCACAATACAATGAAGCGTATTGAGCGTGGTTCTGGTAGCTCACTTTTATCACAAGGAATATCGTAATGGAATTAGTAGAACTGCTTAGAAAAGATGGTGTAAGAAAGGGATTATGCCAACAGTATCAGGGATTGCTCAAGGGCGATCTTAGTATAGAGGATCTTGTTAAGCTTTTTATCGGTGGTGTTGATTTCTGTATAAAATACAACTACCCTACACTGGATTTTATGAGGGAGCATTTCAAAGGCAAGAGTGAGCCATATGGTGCGTTTGTGGATGATGAGATTGTGGAACCACTGGTGAATGTGCCAGATGTGGTGATGAATGGTGACTGCAAAGCAATGGCTGAGTATAACGGCTTTACTGTTTCCAGAATCTTTGCCAGACACAACACTCAGATGAGTGTAAACGTGGCTGATCACGCTATTGTCACTATAGATGCTTTTGATAATACATTCTTGGCTATCGCTGTATCTGGATCTGACGCACAGGTGATCGTGAATCTATATGGTGATGCCAAAGTGGACTGTATTGGCACTGGCATCAATGTTATTAACAAGAATCAAAATACTTACTAAGAGTTATGGCAGACAAAAATCTCATCTTGTATCTCCCAATGGATGATCCAGGCACAAGTGTTGTGGCTTACGATTATTCTAATAGCCGTGCTGACGCACAGCTTTCTGGTGGTGCTCATTTTTCCAAAGATGCAAAGATAGGCAAGTCTCTGGCACTTGGTGTCGGCGAGGCACAAACGCCTATTGCAATCAATTTTGATGGCGATTTCACGCTAAGTCTATACGTAAAGACTACATCTAACAAGATCGGTTGGCTAATGAATTTGCCAGGTGTAGACAAATATATGGAGCAGTGGGTGGATGTAGATCCTAATACTTGGGTATTCTTGGCATTCATTAAGGATGGATCTACTTTCTCTGTATATAAGCACCTCACACGTATGGGTATGTATGAGCTTTCAGATACGCCTATTGGTTTCTCTATAAACGATCCTAACCTGGATGTATCAGATGGCGTGCTGATTGATGAGGTGATGCTGTACGATACTGCAAAGCCTATCGCTGAGATCCTACGTGATGCTGAGAGCAAATCAGATGTGGAATACTATGTGAACGGTATGAACTTTAAGGATTTTGGCGTTCACGTTAGCAAGTCTAATGGCTTGATGGGGCAGCTGGAGCGCAAAGAGGGCTACAATGAGGACTGGGGATCAAGGCACGGTGTAATGAGGAACCACAACTATGTACGTTATAAGGAGCGTACTATAACGCTGGAGTGTTTCCTGGAGGCAAGTTCAAGGGGTGCTTTCGTAGAGTGGCAAAACCGTTTCTTTGATCAGTTCAGACAGAAAGGTACACAACGCCTGAGAGTAGAATACGCTGGCACAACAAAGCCTCTGATCTATGAGGTAACTATGCAAGCTGGAGCTGATCCAGAAAAGGAGTGGGGAAGATATAACGATGGCTTGATGGTCGGCACGTTTACGCTCACTCTGGTAGAGGATGATCCTGTTAAGATGGTGCTCAGACACATTACAGCTGAGGCAGACAGTACAACCTCATTCAAGCTCACAACCTATAGCCCTCTGACAGTATTCTGGGGTGACGGAAGCGTTACTAACAGAGTAAGAGGTGAACAGCTCACAGTAGAGCACACTTACAAGAAACCAGGTGAATATGATATTATCATAGCTGGATTGATTGAGGAGATTTCCGACTTTGAAACAAATGATATAATTGTATGGCAGCGTTTGATGTAGAGTACTACCTTGATGATATTCCGCTTTCAACATATGGCATTATCGTGACAACCAGTAAAGGTTTGATAGGTAAACCAGCGGCAAAAGATACCTTATCCGCAGATTGGACAGAGCACAATGGCATAGTGAGAGATCTGGCGAATCTCAGATACAAAGGCAGAGAAATTGAGTTGACATGTGTGATGGAAGCTGGTGGCTATCAAGATTTCATAACCAAGATCACAAGTTTTCTACAGACTATTGGAACAAAGATTTGTACGCTTTCCTGGAAAGCTGGGAACTCACAGATGCCAAATATTCTTGTTTCGCACTCAAAGCAACTAAATGTGTCTAAAGAATTTGATCCTAAAAGAATGGTAGGTACATTTCAGTTGAAATTTGAAGAGCTTATCCCTCCAGTTCAAAAGAGGAAAATTGTAAGCTATATCACGCCAGACGATCCGACTGATAATGATGTGCACTACTATATAGATGGTCAAGATATCGCTGGTGTGTTTGGTGTTTTTGTTGAATCAAGTTCAGGATTGTTCCAGAAACCACAAGAGAAAGAATCGCTTACAGTTGATTGGTATGGTAAAAATGGCGTTGAGAAAGATGTAAGCTCTATCAGATATGATGAGAGAGAGATCGCGCTAAACTGCTTTATCACTGCAAAAACGTATGACAAATTCATCTCGCAGGTGCAAGGCTTTTGCAATTTGCTTACAGGGACAGGCTCACATAGGCTGAGAGTTAAAGTAAGGGGATGTCACCCGCTGGTGTACGAAGTGTACCACCCGTCTCAAATAACAATATCTCCAGAATGGAATGAACAAACATGTGTAGGAACTTTTACACTTAAGCTTGTCGAGCCAGAGCCAGTAAAGATCGTGCTTTCTATGTCTGGCAATGCCAGCATTAGGTTAGCAAGCAAAAGTGCAGCACATATTTACTGGGGAGACGGCACACACACATTTGATGTGTCTGGTGACGGAAAACAGCAGACAATCACAAAGACTCTACCTGAAATGAGCGAGGTAATAATTGCGGTAGAGACAAAAGATCTAATAGAATTAACACATAACGGTTCAATAATATGGAACAGATTAGTATAACAAACAATCTCACAGGTGTGAAAACAAGGCTTTTCACAAAGGAGCCTTTTTGCACTGTGAAAAGTGCGATCCAGGAAAAGAATCTGATGGGCGATGATGTTCTCAAGCTCAGTATTGTAAGCTCTCGGCTTCTTAACTTCGGAAAGGGTGACTATGTCACTATAGATGGCGAGGTATACACAGTAAGAACTCCAGCAACCAGACAAATCATATCTGATAACTACTATCTGTATGACGTTGTACTCTATGGGGCTATGTATGATCTTATGAAATGCCTGTATAGAAACACAGACGCAAACGGAAGATCTTCAAAAAGTAGCTTTGATCTTACCTACTCACTAAAAGAGTTTGCTAAGGTTATCATCTTTAATATGAATCGTGACTATCCTGGTAAATGGGCGCTGGATGAGACAAACGTGCCAGAAACAGAGCCTAAGACTATCAGCTTTGCAAATCAGAACTGCCTCCAGGTGCTACAAACTATCTGTAATGATAAGAATTTCAACTATGATTTCCAGATCACGCAGGATAAGGGCGTGAGCACTATCCACATAGGCAAGTTTGGATCAGTGATAGCTCCCCCTGGAGGTGGTAATGCTTTTGAATGGGGAAAAGGAAATGGCATCTATGATCTCAAGGAGGAAAAGGTGGATGATAATGCTATCAAGACAAGGCTTTGGGTTGAGGGTGGAACTTCAAACCTTAAAGCTGATTACAGGAATTTCTCTGATAGGCTGCAACTTCCATTTCCGAGGAGGCTTAATAAGAGAACTCACACAATGAGGGATGGTACTGTTATCCAAGCAAATAGCCAGATGATCGGCATCGAGGATGATATAAAAAGATACCACGAAGATGATGTTCTGACAGCAAAGATAGGAGCTGACGAGGAATACAAGAGCTATGATGAGATCTATCCTAAGCGTACGGGATCTATCACAGCCCTGGTGCCTGGTGATATAAACTCATTCGTGGATAGCTCAATGGACTTTAATCTGAATGAGAAAGATGCTGATGGCAACACTAAGTATCTGATTGGAGGCGTCGCGGCAAAAATAACGTTTATATCTGGTAAACTGGCTGGGCAAGAGTTCCAAATCAAAGAAAAAGGCTATGATCACAGCAAAAAGCAATTCACAGTCATTCCCTACAAGGATGAGAGAGGACAAAAATTCCCAACAGAAGATAATACAGCCTTTCAGTTTGCTGTTGGCGACAAATACAAGCTCACAGAGATCAATCCACCTCAGAACGTGGTGGATGATGCTGAGGAGGATCTTTGGTTTGAATCAATCCAGGACTTTAACAATATGAAGCAGGCAAGGGTAAAATACACACTTACCCTGGATCGCCTGTATATGATCAATAACACTCCAGCTGATGCTTCTACTGTGCTTTTCAAGGTCGGGGACTATGTGCACGTGAAAGACAGACGTTTTGGTATTGATAAGAATATCCGTGTTACTAAGGTATCACGCAACCTTTTGCTCAGACAGGACTACTCTATTACGCTTTCAGACACTGTTACTATCTCTGTTGCAGCTCAGACTGTTATAGATGTTATAGAGCACGAAAACATCATTGAGGCTAACAGGCTTAGGGATCTTACCAGAGCCAGGAAATCATGGCGTACCACTGAGGAGCTGAGGAATATGGTGTATGATACGGATGGCTACTTTGATCCAGAGAATATCAAACCAAACAGTATTGATACAAATATGCTTACTGTCGGATCAAAGAGCCAGCAGTTTATCCTATCAGGTGTTGTTCTGGAAGCAAATCACAAAGGCAACCCAAACTTATTCAAAGCTACAGGAGGCATCCTAACTCACCTCACGATCAACTCTGAGGCGATCCATAACTGGACAATGAGCGAGGCACAGTTTACCCTGGCTAATACCAACGGATACTATGTGTTTGCCAAGTGTTCAAAGACAGGAGAAACAGGCGTGTGGTTTGTTTCCCAGGATAAGCTCCTGGTGGAGAATGCCAGCGATCCAGATAACTACTATTTCCAGGTAGGTATTCTGAGTGCTGTGTATGCTGATGATGGTTTCAGAGATTTTGTTTCCACCTACGGCTTTACCAGGATCAACGGCAACACGATCACTACAGGTAGGATCGTAACCTCTGATGGCGAGAACTACCTGGATCTGGATGGCAACAAGTTTAGGATCGGTGACAGCACAAGCTCTGTGGACTGGAATGTGACTGCACAGAACCAGCTCACACTTCACAATGTGCGCCTGTTATCTGATTCTGGTGATACAGCTCCTATTGGCGTGTATCGTGGCTGGTACAACGTTAACAACACGTACTACTACGGCGATGAGGTAAGTTACACCTCTGATGGCGAGACAAAGACCTACAGGCACACTAACAAGACACACACAAAGGGTATTGCTCCAACTAATAGTATATACTGGAACGTGATAGCCAAGGGCGCTAATGGAAAGAATGGAGATTATTTTGAACATAGATACGCTGTAAATGGATCAATGGTTAATCCCCCTACTCTGACGGCTTCTTCTCGAAACCCACGTGGATGGACAACCAACCAGCCAGCTATAGGTGCAATGCAATATCTTTGGCGAACAATGGCAAAGATTAGTGGCGCAGATGGTTCTTTAATTCAAAATTGGAGTGCACCTGTTAGAATTACGCCAAAGGATGGAGATCATGGATTAGACGCATTATCTGTAAATATTTCATCTACAAATATTTGCGTACACAAGAAAAATGAAAGACAGATTGTCCATGTCAGGATAAAAATCAGCAAGGGGAACACTCTCCTTAAATACGACGATGATTACAAGTGCTCCGCGTTGAGCAAAGATAGAAACATTGCAAATGGTCTTATCTGGGGATTTACGACAGAAGAAGACAGAAAAGTATTCTGTTATCACTTTGTGCTTTCAGCTAATGCCGTAGTAAATACCGAGATTCCATTTACGATCGAAGATAAAAAAACTGGTATTATCTATCCATATCAGTTATATTTCACAACGATAGAAGATGGAGCAAAGGGAGATCCTGGAGATAGTCCAGCAATAGTTTATCGCGGAGCATACAATCCAACATCTGTGTATTATGGAAATCGATTTAGGCTTGATGTTGTAAAACATAAAGAATCCTATTATATCACACGTATAGATGCTGGCGAGTTCTATAACATAATTCCAAGTGACGCCTCTAAATGGAATCAGTTTGGCGCTCAGTTTGAAAGCATAGCTACAGGTCTTCTTCTTGCTGAAAAGGCCAATATAGCAGGGTGGATATTTAAGGATGGTATGCTGTATTCTCAGAATGGAAATAGTTTCCTTAATGGTGTTACAGGCGAAGTATGTATTGCAGGTATTTTGAGGAAGAAAATGGTTCATATAACCAAATATAATATAGGCATATATACACAAGAAATAGAAGGCTATTGGAACAGTATTAATTTTGAAAAGGCTGGATCTCTGATTTCGGTAGATTACCAACCTCCAAGAATTGAAGATCGCCCAATATGTTATCTTCCATCTGTAGATCCAGGTGTCAACCAGCCAGAAGAACAGCGTGATGAGGCAAGATCGTATATAGGGTCAACAATAATTATTTTCAATAAGTCAAATTACACCATTGCATTATCTGGCAGATGTAAGGAAAAAGATGATGGAGGCGCCCTATCTTTCGCATTAAATAATAACGAGATAACTGTCCTTGAATGTAAGATACGTTTTGACAATCAAGGAAGAGAGGATGTCTATTGGTTATTTAGACGCGGTAAGATAAACAGATGATAAAAGACAGAATAAAAACAGATCCTGGTGGAGTTTTATACTCTACCAGGATCTAATTAAAAGAGCAGTTAAGAAGATTGTGAAGAAGAAAGGCTGGATCTGCATAATAAGCAACAATAAAAGACGTTAGGAAACGCACAAAAAAAGCGCCATCAGTGTGTTTCTCAAACACATTTTTATATCTTTGCAGTATTAAAAATTACTAAGTAAAGTATCAAGCTCTATGGGTTTAATTTTAGGCAGTGGCTCTACTAAGCCACAGTACCCCTATGATCAGTGGTATGGCGTACAGGGTGATACAACAAGTTCTGATTACAAACTAACACGTGTTGGCAACTTAGATCTCCATAGGACTTTGCCTATACAGAATAAGTTGAGGAGGTTCGTAGAGAATGAGGATGGGTCCGTAAAGTACTATCTTGGGCAAAACGACAGTCGCACTAAGGAGGCTGGCGCTCTGGCAGATATTACCGGTGCAGATGGTAATGTGATGTTGGAGATCCCAGAGTTTTATGTGCGCATTGAGATCCATGGCACAAAGTGGATATATGGAATTTCAGAACATCCCTTGCCTGGCTTTACAAAGATAGAACGTATGGCGATAGCTCCATGGTATTCTACTTACAATAACGCCACAAAAAAGCCACAAAGCGGCTGTTTCCTTACTTGGAATGGAGATGAGATCGCCAGAGGTGAGGATGGTTTGCCTATCTTTGTGGATGGTGCTACTAACTGTAGAGGCGGTAACAACACTGCTGAATGGGATGGTACATATCGCTCTCTGATCGGTATGGGTAGAACTAACATTCCCTCAAGCACAATTAGAGACTGGTGTGCTGCTACAGGAAACGGCATACACCATGGGGCATTCAGGGCTTACAACTATATAGCTTGGTTACAGCGTATTGAGTACGCCTCTCTACACTGCCAGGATACATACACTACTACTCTCACAGGTGATGGTTTCAGACAAGGTGGTTTGGGGTCTGGATGTGTTGTAGAAGATACTAATGAGTGGAATAAACACTGTGCCGTTAATCCTTTCATTCCTGGTGGTGTAACTGCTCCTATTGGAAACAACACTGGAAAGGTGAGCTTTGTTGTAAAGAACTGGGCAAACAGTGGTTCTGATAAGACTCTTCAAGTTACATCTTACCGTGGCTTCGAGGTTCCATTTGAGTATCTATATATGCTGGCAGATGATATTCTGATCCATCACAGTCCAGCTACAGCTCTTGGTAAATCGCGTGCTTATCTTTGCACTGATCCTACCAAATTCACATCTCACTCAAAAAGCGCAGAAAAACCTCCAGTTGGATATGAGGAAGTGGCAGATCTTCCTTATAATCCACATTCTACGGCTCTATATTCTATGTACTTAAGTCTTACTGAAAGGGGCATTGGCTTCAACAGCAAGATACTGGGCGGTTCAAGCAACAAGGGGTGTTGTGATTCGTTTTATTGTCCTGGGAACAAAACTTCAGGATGGTATTTAGCCATTTTGTCTGGTAACGCACGTGATGGTGTGGGCGCTGGTTTTAGTTTTATGTTTACAAATTATATCACCCAATATACGAATCATTGCATTGGATTCCGCTTATGTCGTAATTAGTGGAAAAGTACAGATATAAACTTTAATAAGTAAAAAACATGACGGTAATAAAAAACTATTGGGCAGGGTTAACGTCAAACGAGAAACCTGTCAAATTTGAGGATTTGAATAACGGACAAGGTACTATTCATTATAATCACAATATCCAGGAGATTCTGGTGATCAACGGTGAGGATGGATCACGAGAGATTACTGATGATCCTAAAAAAGCAAATGGAAAGAGTTACAAGTACGATTGTGTACGTGTAGAGTTTCCTAACACTGGTGATAATGTGTACCATACTTTACTTAATGCTAAGTATGATAGCAATTACCAGGAAAAGCTTATCAATGAGTGTCAGAGTTACCAATTCGGCATCACTAAGGATAAGGCAGCTCTGGAGGACTACAAGGCATTCCTTAAGGATCGCCTTAACATAAGGACGATGGTAGATGAGGACTGCAAGGAGTGTGGCATTCCTCTTTTCTAAAAAAAATCTATGATCAAAGACTATAAAAAATGAGTATGGATAAAGGATTAAGAAATACGTTTTTGGGCTTCGTGGGTTCAATTATATTGCTTTTTCTCGGTGCGTGGGTGCAAATCAACTCCAGAATCTCCATCTTGGAGGTTCAAGTAAGCAACGACAGACAGATTCTACTTGAATCAAACAAGAAATCGGATGATGATATGAAAGAGATTAAAGGCAAGTTAGAGGAAATAAACGTAAACGTAACGCACTTGAATGACGTGAAACAAGATAGAACATTTCTAACCAAGCAAAACTCAAATCAATGAAACGTTGGATAAGACAGGTGATTTCGCGGTGGAAAGCGACAACACCTAAGTTTTTCAAAGTGATAGCAGTCTTTGCAACTTGCGTGAGCGTAACAGCAATATCGATCAACACAGCATTATTAGGTGCAGGGGCGAGCGCACCATCTTGGTGGAGCGATATTTTCCCATACCTTGTTGGAATACCAGCAGGTATGGCAGCTGTAGCAAAACTTACAAAAGATGATAAGTAATGAGAAATATAAATGAGATAATTGTCCACTGTTCAGCAACAAGGGAGGACAGAGATTATACAGTAGGTGATATCACATCGTGGCATAGACAGCGAGGGTTTAATACAATCGGCTATCACTACGTAATCTATCGAAATGGAGAGATTCACGCTGGTCGAAATGAAGATGTTATAGGAGCACACTGTGCAGGACACAATCGAAATAGTATAGGTGTCTGCTATGTCGGAGGTATCGATGAAAATGGAAGAAAAGCAAAGGATACGAGAACAGATGCACAAAAAAAGTCTCTTTTACAACTTCTTAAGCTACTAAGAAAAAAGTACCCTAACGCAAAGATTTACGGACACAGAGATTTCGCGTCAAAAGATTGTCCGAGTTTTGACGCTAAGGAAGAATACAAAGACATTTGACAACATAAATTCTGTAAAATGAAAAAGTATCTTTTTATGATTATTGCCATTGCTACAGCGGTAATCATCCAGCTAACATCTATGCTGATCAAGGAAAAGGCGGAATGTAAACGTCTTTCTCGTAACCAGGAAGCTCTAATCTACCAATGCAAAGAATACCAGTCTAAATCTGGCAAGAATGCGATGAGCGCAATGGAACAAAAGCTTTCTTACGCCGAGCTTAAAAAGAGCTACACTGATATTATAGTTAAGGCAGAGGATCTTCGGATAAAGGTAAAGAGGCTGCAATCAGCAAGCAGCTCATCTACTAAAACGAAGATAGCGTTTCAGGCAGCACTCAGAGATAGCATTATTTATCGTGATCGTATTCTAACTGATACATTGTACAAATATTTAGAAACAATCAAGACGTTTCAATGGAGAGACCCCTGGGTAGTGTGCAATGGTAACATAGTAAATGATAGTATCAGAATAGACGTAACAAGCAACGATACAATCACAACAATTGTGCATAGAGTTCCCAAAAGATGGCTATTCTTTCGGTGGGGCACAAAAGCGATCAAACAGGAGGTGATTTGTAGTAATCCACACACAAGACTAACCTATACTAAGTATGTTAAGTTGATAAGGTAAAACATAGCTTTCTGTAGATTCACGATCTACACTTTATACACCTTGTCCGTGAGGATGGGGTGTATTTTGTATTAGTATCGGAAAGTATTTTTTCAATTTATGATAAAGTTGTACATTTGCACTACCGATCTGAATATCGGTGTTGCAAAAGAATCCTGGCGCTGTTTTCTGAATATCAAATAGCGTTCAGGATTCACTTTTTTAGCAGAAATTCTACAATAGTTCGACAAAATTTTGGCAATCTTCTATAACTATCTGATTTTCAGAGTTAGAATAAATCTTTCCTAAACCTTAGATTTGGGTTCGATTCCCAACGGGACTACCAAGCATCGTGCGACACCATCCGGATCGCGCGATGCTTTTTGTATAAAAGAAGCAAGAGGCAACGCGCCAATACCAAAACTTTATGATGCATACAAGCCAAAAGATAAAGGAACATACGGCGGCATCCTTAATGGTCTATGAACGCCGGCTATGCGTTGTCAATCGTTCTTGCATAAAAAGCGAAGATGATAGAAATTAGATTGGCAAAAAAGCAAAGATTTGTTGTGATATTAATGAAATTTACAGACCTTTGTGCGCAGAACTTTAATTTTAAACATTTAAGGGTATGAAGAAGTTATTTTTGACGCTTTTTGCAAGCGTATGTTTCGCAACCTCCTTGCAGGCGCAAACCATTACGGCAGAAGAGCCTGAGTTTGCAGAGGAAACTTTGTTGCTCACTTCAAACACGAAGGGTGAGAAGTTGAATCGTGAAAATGGCACCGTAAAATCCAAGGCCGGAGCAAGTCTTTACCTCACCGGCATAGGCAAGGTGAAAACGCGCTTAACGCTACAAGGCGCACAATCAACCAGCAAAGCGAAGGGCGCCTCTACGACGAAGCTTATCATTAAAGCCGTAAACAATACGACAGACCCGAACTCTTTCATTAGTATCTTCAAATTTGAAGTTAAGGGTAAGGAGCGCAGATATCAACTCGCAGAGAGCGGAACGCTTTCTAAAACGGAAGAGAACAACTTGTCGAGCGTAGAGTATAAGGCCAAGAAGTATGGCCAAAGTTCTTACCTTCTCGTGTTAGAAGATCTTCAACCGGGCGAATATGGTATCGTAATTGGCGATCCCAATAATGCGAACACAAAGAACACGATGAAAGTCACAACCTTTACGGTTGAATAATTTGCTACTGCGCACATAAGACTTCCGCCCACACAGCCTCGCTTGTGTGGGCGGAAGTCTTAGATACCGTCCTATATATAATACAGATGTGTATAGCTTGGCTTGAGCACTGATTCCGATAAGGTTATTCGCGAACAAAGCACCAAGGCGCACATATAAAACAAGAAAACGACACACGAATCTATTTGAGCGACTGACTTCAGGCCGCAGATGGAAAGCTATCGCTCCGCCAAAGATTTTTCCAGTCATATAAATTATGAGGCCGTTTTTCTCAGAACGACGCGCAAAAAATCGGCCTTTTTTGGCTAATTTTGTACCCGATTATCTCCAAATATTTTAGCTACAACTATGACTTTTAGTATCATAAAGCGAGACGGAACAATAGAAAACTATAAAGCATCGAAGATTGGCGACGCTGTGAGTGCTGCCTTTGCAAGCATTGGCGAGGTTTGCCCTACGGAAGCCCTCGAAACGCTCATCGCTGCCATCGAAAAAGAGTTGGAAGGCATTGCTGAAAACGGATCGGTGCGCGTAGAGCAAATACAAGACAACGTAGAAATAGAACTGATGCGCGCGAGCTTCTATCGCCAGGCGCGCCGCTTTATTCTCTATCGCGAAGAACGCGCTAAAGATCGCGCTTATATCAACGAAATAGAGCAAACTGTAGGACTCGAAGGTATGCATCGTCTCTTGAAAGACGTGCAGCGCGACTACCCGCATTTGTGCAAATCTTTCGGCAAATTAGTCAGCAAATATCACGCTTTCCATAAGCCATCTATGACGGCTGAGGAGGGACTGCACGCGCTCACACGGGCCACCGTAGAATGCATTACGGCTGAAGAACCCGACTGGGAGTTTGTAGCCGGCAGGTTGTATAGTTTCCAAAACGACTTGAACATCCGCCGCAAGATGGAAGGGCTGCAACTCCAATCGCTCTACGACAAACTTTCGTATCTCACGACGGAGGGTTATTACGGCGCGTATATTCTTGAAAGTTATACGAAGGCGGAAATTGACTTGGCTGAGACTTTCTTACAACCCGAACGCGATCGACTGCTGACGTATAGCGGCTTGGACCTGCTCTTGCGCCGCTATACGGTGCGCAACTTTGTGCACGAGCAGCTGGAGACGCCACAAGAAATGTATCTCGGCATTGCGCTGCATCTGGCGATGCGCGAAACGCAAAATCGAATGGATCACGTGCGCGCTTTCTATGATATGCTGAGCAAGCAGCAGGTGTCGATGGCAACGCCTACTTTGGCCAATGCCCGCAAGCCTCATCATCAGATGTCCAGTTGCTTCATCGACACGGTCGACGATTCGCTCGAAGGCATCTATCGCAGCATTGCCAACTTTGCCAATGTCTCCAAGTTTGGCGGCGGTATGGGCTTGTATTTTGGTAAAGTGCGCGCCAACGGTAGCGACATTCGCGGCTATAAGGGCGCGGCCGGCGGCGTCATCAGATGGATTAAGCTGGCCAACGATACGGCTGTCGCGGTAGATCAACTGGGTGTGCGCTCAGGCGCCGTCGCATGTTATTTAGATGTGTGGCACAAAGACATTCTCGACTTCTTGCAGTTGCGCACGAACAACGGCGACGACCGAATGAAGGCACACGACGTCTTCCCCGCCGTTTGCTATCCCGACCTCTTTTGGAAAAAAGTGCGCGAAGGCTTGGACCAGTCGTGGTATCTGATGTGTCCGCACGAAATTCAGACCATCAAGGGCTATGCCTTAGAGGATAGCTACGGCGACGAATGGGAGCAGCGCTACAACGATTGCGTCAACGATGCGCGCATTACGAAAACGGAAGTATTACTCAAAGATCTCATCCGCTTGATCCTCAAATCTGCCATCGAGACGGGTACGCCTTTTGCCTTCTTCCGCGACCACGTCAACCGTATGAATCCCAATAAGCACAAAGGCATTATCTATTCTTCCAACCTCTGTGTAGAAATTGCGCAGAATATGTCGTCGATTCAATCTGTTCAAATCGAAACGATGAAAACGCCTGAAGGCGACGACATCATCGTAGAAAAGACAAAGGCCGGCGACTTCGTTGTGTGCAATTTGGCTTCGCTCGTTGTGAGCAAGATCAATTTTGATGACGAAGCAGAAGTAAAACGCGTCGTTTATGCCGCCGTGCGCGCCTTGGATAATGTAATTGACCTCAACTATTATCCGCTTGAATATGCTCGCGTGACCAATCGCCGCTATCGTCCGATAGGCTTAGGTGTTATGGGCTACCATCATTATCTGGCACAGCAAGGAATTGTATGGGAGAGCGAGGCGCACCTCGAAGCAGCCGACAAGTTGATGGAGAAGATCAACTACTATGCGATCCGCGCCAGTATGGAATTAGCCAAAGAAAAGGGGCACTACGAATATTTTGAAGGCTCCGACTGGCAAACGGGAGATTATTTCAGCCGCCGCCAATACGAAAGTGCCGATTGGCAAGCCTTAGCCGCCGACGTAGCACAAGCCGGCGTGCGCAATGGCTATTTATTGGCCGTCGCACCGACAAGTTCCACGTCCATCATCGCCGGCACTACGGCCGGAACAGACCCCGTGATGAATCGCTACTTCCTCGAAGAGAAGAAGGGCGCAACGATTGCCCGCGTCGCGCCTTCATTGTCCGACAAAACGTGGTGGCTTTACAAGAGTGCCCATACAATCGACCAAACCTGGAGCATCCGTGCCGCCGGTGTGCGCCAACGCCACGTAGACCAAGCTCAGTCTGTGAATCTCTACATCACCAACGACTTCACCTTGCGCCAAGTGCTGAACCTCTACATCAAGGCTTGGGAGTGCGGAATGAAGACCATATATTATGTACGTTCGAAATCACTCGAAATAACTGAATGCGAATCCTGCGCCTCTTAA